CAGAAAACACCATAAAAAAAGCAGTTACCTAAAAAGATAACTGCTTGATTTTGTGAGCCGAAAGCCGGACTTGAACCGGCGACCTACGCATTACGAATGTTTATCTCAATTATAGGTTAATCGACAAAGAAAGAGTGCTTTATCCTATGTTATATTTTATATAAAGTATAAGTTTTAGAACATTACTCCGGCTTTCTCCTGTAAAACTCCCCGCTCCCTGTAAGCAGCCAAAGGGCAGAAACATCATAGTCATTTACAAGATAAGCCAGCCAAGAAACCTGAAATATATCTTTTTCAAGATTCATTTCCAGTTGATACCAATTTCGCCTATTTATTCCATACCTGTTACAGAATGTTTGCTTTCCTCTTATTTTTTTATCGCTCTTAAGACGCTGTATAGCCTCAAAAAAACGCTGTATGATTATTTGACTATCTGGTGTCTGCATATTTTTGCTATATTTGTGCTTATATTAAAAGCATATAATTATATGAATACTCATTTAACAAAAGAACTTCACATCTTTACTCGGAAAGAAGATGCTAACGGGATGACCTTTGTAGTAAGAACTGTAAAGGATGAAACAGGAAATGTTATTTTTGAGTACAAAAGCAACATATTCTCTGAAACTTTCCTTAATGACCCTATTCGCTCATTAGAGTCATTGTTATACCCGGTAAAACCAAAGTCTAAAGAATAGCCCCTACAAGCTTACAACTTGTTCATTTCTCTCTCCCGTCTGCATTGCATCATCCCAAGTAAAAACGAGAGTTTGATGATCTTTATCCGAATTACTATAATAATATATATCGACATACTGCCCCGGCAACAATTTAGGATAAGGAAACAAGCTCTCGCTCATATTGAAAGAAACTTGATTGTCCTCAATGTCAAAATCAACATTGTTTGCCGTAGAGTTTCCTGTATTTTGTATTCTTATTCTATCCAATTTTCCTTTAATGGAGTTAGGGATTTTTTCACATTGAATAAAGGCTTTTTTCTTGTTAACCTCATCTTCTTCCATTGCTCTAAGCTGATAATCATTTATCTGTTTTTGTTGCTCATTTATCTGTTTCTGTTGTACACTTAGCTTCTTGTTATGGACAATATATGTGTAAGCCGTCCAACATACGGCAAGAGCAGACAATGCCAAACTCAATATATCTTTCAGTTCCATATCTACCTGTTTTTATTTTTAGCCAACTCTTTCTGTTTCTCCATAGCCGCAGCATATCGAGCCTTTCTTTCAATGTCTTTTTCGACAAACATCTGTTGCCAAACCTCAATACGTTCCTGGCTGAAATCAAGGTTGTCTCCCTCTGTAACCTGTCTTAGCTCCTCCGGGGACATGAAAGGAATATACTTTTCCAGTTCAAGGAGACGCATAAGACGTTTCTTGATAGACACTTCAACCACAGAAGTAACAAGCATTCCTCCCTCTCCGGTAAGCAGCCAGCGGGCATTAAGTTCAGGGAACCGTTCAATCAAGGATATTACAGGACGAATGCCGAACCCCTCTCCTTTTATGAGCTTCATTAGGTATTGAGGCGACCACCCCATAATATTAGCGAACTCCGCTTGGTGTCCGCTTGTTTTATATTGTATAAATTTAGCCAGTCTTTCGTTCATAAACTGATTGGTTTATAATTAACAGCGTAAATTAACGAATTAATAAACAAAACAACAAATAAAAAGCCCGAAATTTTACTTCCGGGCTAAAACTGCGCTTGCTATCACAATAAAGCGCATATCATTTAATAATGTCAAATCACAAATTTTCAAGCCACTTTTTACCAGGCTTCGTAAATGTCCATATATATATGCCACTTACAATAACCGCACCAACGGCAAAAACAAATATTAATGCATCCATATCATAGGTTCTTTATCCACTTTTTCCCGGACGGAGTTTCTGTATAAATCCAAAAGGCTACAGCTATTACAGCTAATACTACAAAAACAAATATTCCTGCGTTCATATCAAATTCATTTTAATAGGTTATTGCCAATTTTTGCCAAAGCATAAGCCAATACACAACCAACAAGCAGCATTATCACGAGCTTATAGGTAATTTCACTCCCTTGAAAGAACAACATCATACCTCCAAGAACCAATGCTGTATATGTCAGTTGAGAAAGGTTAAAGAAGAAGCCAGCGAGCTTTTCACGCCTCACTTTGTCTTTCTCCTTTGTATCCTTCCTGGCCTCTTGTTGTTTTTCCCAGTTTCCCATAACGGTGTTCTGTTTCTGCAAATATACAATATTCACACACACATTGTATATTTACAATGTTAATTAATTAAATTGTATGATGGATGCGTTGAGAGTTGAATATGACAGTAGCAAAAAAAAATAACGGAACATAATGTATATTATATTTGCCATTTAACGGTATTAATAACTTTCGTTAGTTTCTTTGTTTATTAATACGGTACAAAAATATGTCTTTTTAAGACATAAACAAAATATTTATATGTCTTTTTTGGATATAAAATTAAAATAATTTACAACTAACTGATTATCAAATGGATAGTATTGGAGAAAAACTAAAAGATTTTTTCAAGGAGAAAAACATAACACAGGTTCAGGTTGCTAATATGACAGGCGTAGATCAACCTTATGTCGCTGCATTATTGAACAATAAAAAGAAATTTGGGAAAAAAGCTGCCCAGAAGTGGGGAGACATATTCGGTATATCACCAAGTTGGTTATTGACAGGAGAGGGGGAGATGATGAAGCCATCTGTTTTCCAAAACAACCAAAATGGAGACAATATCAATGGACAATCTGTTACGGTGAATAAAAGCGAAACAGATAAGTTCATTGACACCATAAAAGAATGTCACGAGCTTCTCCGGAAGAAGGATGAACAGATTGATAGATTATTAACGCTATTAGAACGAAAATAGCATGGTTGCAATCCTTTTTATTATTTTCGGGGCACTTATTGCATACATCGTTTTTGAGCTATGTGTCAAAAATAGTACAGAAAAAGAAGTTAAAAAATCAAATTCAATAGACATCGTAAATAAAGAATTTTTTGATAAGCATTTAAGCGGTTTCACTCCGGACGAAGTTGTTACTTGTACGACTGCATTCTATATTAATGGAGATAAGAACGTCTTTTTTCCGACTGGAACAATAAATAGAATATTAAATAAGGAAAAGGGATATTCTGTGCTCGAAGAACGATTGAGTAATTGTGCAACATTAAATAATGATGGAGTGGAGCTTGAAAAGAGCGGGCAAATAGATGACGCAATAGAAGTCTACGAAAACAACATAAAGGGTGAATGTTATCCGGCAACCCATTCTTTTGACAGGCTTATGGTCTTGTATAGGAAAAAGAAGGACTTTTTGAATGAACTACGAGTAATTGAAAAGGCTATTCAAGTTTTTCAGAAAGAAAATGAATACAGAGCAAAAAATGCAATATTAGAATGTCCCTCTAAGGAGGAAGAAGTATTAAATGCGCTTCCATTATGCAAGAAAGTAAAATCAAATGATGGATTTCATTACTTATTTGTTCCATATGATGTCAATAAATACAAGCATAGATTAGAAAAACTTCAAATAAAAATAAAGCCATGAAGAAAATTCTATTTTCAATATTTCTTATAATGATCTCTTTGGCTTCATTTTCTCAAAATAAATCAAAAGAAGATGTCGCAAAAAAACTTATAAAAGAATACTTTAGGGAAAATATGAACGACTTTGAAAGTTATTCTCCCGTTTCATTTTCTGCGGTTGATAGCCTATTTACTTCGATAAGCGACAACGAGTTCATAATGAATCTATATATCGAAACAAAGAAAGCGCAAGAGGATGCAGGATTGGGAAACGTTGATATTACTTATGATATTTCGTCTACTCTTGCTGAAATGGAAGAAAATGAAGATAATTATAAACCTGGAACAATAGCAAAGTGGAAACTCTATCGGATAAAACAAAAGATGCTTCTTGAATGTATAGAAAACTTTACTCCTGTTTTTAAAGGATGGAAAATCATTCATAAATATAGAGCAAAAAATGAGTTCAATGCAGTAATTATTCATAATGAAGAGTTTCAGTTTGACAAAGAGCTCAAAAATCTAATCGGGATAACCACCATAGAGCAATAATACCTATACATTATTATATATAAAGCCCTGTTCACGAGCGTGGATGGGGCTTTATTTTTCGTTTCCACTGATAATATACATTATGTTAGAAAAGAAAAATATTTTGAAGAAAAAAGCGCGGGTAGTAACAAAAGTTTCGGTTACGGAAACCCTAAAGAGTATTAAGCCGGGAGAAATCCAGTCTTTTACTTGTTACGACTTTTCTGTTGCCACTGCAAGGGTAGTCGCTTCAAGGCTCAAAAGAGAAGAAGGTTTGTCATTCACTATCAAGTCTGACAGTTTCGGAACCTCTTTCACTGTACAACGGAACAAAGTTGACAAAGAAGCGGAAGAAAAGCAAGTAGTTTAACATTTTAAATCCACAACAACATGAGATTAATTCAATTCATTTTTTCGGTAATAATCGTTGGCTGTACGGCTGGATTGCTTGTACATGCGATACTTTCCCAGGAAACGTTCGGGAAAACGTTCGCTATCATTGAATATAGCCTATTCTTTATTTTGAGTTTGGTGTTGGCAAAATTAACCTATGATGAAGTAAGGAGTTTTTGATATGGAAGCACAGGTATTCAATTCAAAGTTCGAGGACATTCTTTTAATCATGAATGACAAAACATTCGGGCAGAGGCTCGCTGCGGAGATTGTAGGCGGCAGAGGTAGACTACTCCGCCTGATAGAAGGTAAAAAGATACGTGCCAATAAGCCGACAAATAAGCAAAACGGCAAATGGTTTTGCAACGCGGCTGACGTACTTAAATATGCACAGTTGAATTTCAGAAAACCCAGGAAAAGAAAGGAGGCGGTATGAGCGACGATGATTTGATACAAAAAGCCAAAAGTGTCCCCTATCCTTGCTGGGAAGCTATCGACGAACTTATTGACCTTGCTACGGATATGGACACGGTTCAAAAACTTGCGAGAATACAAAATCACAAGTACCACCAGGAAGAAGCAAGCGCGGGGATGCTTTAAAGATACTACCGCCGGGAGGCGGCAAGCCATAAAGAATTTTTAAAATGAATAACTGACAGCCCGGAAAGACGGGCGCAAGGGTAGGCTCACCGAAGCGTCGGGAGTGGAAGCGCGAAAGCCAATCAATTCATCATCACCCATACATACGCGCTCCGGGTTCGATCCCCGGCTACTCACAAGCAATGCCGGAAGCTCTAAGATGGCGATATAATAGAGGAGTTAAATTTTTATGGAAGCTGAAATTATTGAAGTAAAGCAAGCAGAAATCCTGCAAGCAATCAACAAAAGTGAGATTGACATGCAGATTGCAACAGCGAAACAGTACCCGCGTGATTTACCGACGGTACTAAACAAGATTGAAACGTATGCCACTATGGATACGGAAACCGCAGAAGATTGTTTCTATGCGCTCCGTCGTCAGGGAGCTAACGGCGAAAACCAGACAATCGAAGGGTTGTCGGTTAGAATGGCTGAAATCATAGCCAGCGCCTGGGGAAATCTCCGGGTTCAAACCCGAATAATCGGGAACGACGGTAGATTTATTACCGCACAGGGCATCTGTCACGACCTGGAAACTAATGTTGCTGTATCAAAAGAAGTGAAACGCCGTATTACAAATAAGTATGGAAAAACATTCTCTGACGATATGCAGGTTGTCACCGGAAACGCGGCCGCTTCAATCGCATTCCGCAACGCCGTTCTGGCTGTTGTCCCGAAGGCCGTAACTAAAAAAATCATCGCTAATGTCAAACAGGTTGCCATCGGTCAAGCAATAGACTTGGAAACTGGCCGTCAAAACGCCATACTCAACTATACGAAAGCTGGCGTAAACGAACAGTTACTTTTTGACTATCTGGGTATCTCCAAAAAAGAACAGATTGACAAAGAAATGCTTTTCGAGCTAAAAGCCCTCTGGAATGCAATCAAAGAAGGGACAACGACTGTAGAAGAAACCTTCATCAAACCGCAACAGGAAAAGAAAGCAGCCGAAGAAGCACAGAAAAAAGCTCAAGAGGCCAAAGCAAAAGCCACCGCCGCTCAAAATCGCCAATCTTCCGCTAAAACAAACAAAACGACGGAGGTAAACGGGGAAAAGGTTGACCCTAAAACAGGTGAGATTTTCAATGAAACTAATAAATAACCGTCGCTTTCAAGCGGCACAATTCACAACAACAATATGAGCTACACAATCATCAGACCAAAAGACAGGGGAGAATGGCTGGAATACCGCAAAGGCGGTATCGGCTCCTCGGAAGTTGGAACAATCCTCGGATTGAACCCGTATGAAACGCCGTATCAGTTATGGAGAAAAAAGAAAGGCATTGATGCTCCGCAAGCGGAAACTTTCGCCATGAAGGCCGGACATTATCTTGAAGACGCTGTTTCCCTCTTTTTTGCCGATGAAACCGGAAAGCAAATTATTAAAGCTTCCTCCGGCGACTGGTTGATAGTAAATAAAGAGAAAAGTTTCATGCGCGTTTCTCCTGACCGAACATTCTGGATACCTGGACGGCCGAAAAGCGACCGTAACAAAGGAATTCTTGAGTGTAAAACTACACAAGCCGATATTGATAAAGATAGTCTACCAATGAATTGGTTTAGTCAATTACAGTATCAGCTTGGGGTTGCAGAACTTGAAGAGGGCGCCCTTGCCTGGCTTGTTTCCGGTCGTGAGTTCGACTTCAAAGACATCTATTTCGACAAAGAATATTTTGATTTCATGACAGAGGAGGTTGAGCGCTTCTGGGTTGACAATATCCTCGGAAATCAGGAGCCAGCCCTTTACAACGTTGATGATGTTCTCCTGAAAAACCCCCGCCACGTTGTCGGTAAAGCTATCGAGGCTGACGAGAGCCTGATACAGGATTGCGCAACCTTGAAAGAAGTAAAAGAGGAGCTTTCAACCCTATCGGAAAAGAAGGAAGAACTTGAGGAGCGCATAAAAATGACAATAGGCGACGCGGAAGCTCTCGCGGTGAATGTAGACGATTACGGGAAGAAGAAAGGCAATTGTACCGTTCTTGCGACTTGGAAAACGGCAAAAGATAGCGAAAAATTCAATGAAAGCCTTTTTGCCACCGAACACCCGGATTTGTACAAAGAATACATATTCACTAAGGCGGGTTCTCGCAGGTTCCTACTCAAATAACGGGTATGTATGTTATCAGCAATCAACAAGTCGAGGAAATAAAGCAATTCCTTGAGGCTTTTAGAAGCCTCCCGCCCGGAGATAACAGAGTGTACAACCTGCAACGTCGGGCGGGGCTAACACTAAAGAAATTGGATAAAGCAAAGCGTATTTCACAACAACAATTAAAAAACATTTCAAATGAGAACAACGATTAACATCAAGAATGTAAACATTCAATTACCGCAGTTATCTACCAGTTTGTCAGTGGATAAAGAAGCTATTCTTGCCCCGAATTTAAAAATCATGGCTGAAAATGAGAGCACAGGAGTTTTTCACCTCGACAAAGCCCCGGATGGCGTCTACATGCTTACTAATAATCAAAAGCTAATCAAGCCGGATTTTTTCGGTCTGCACAAAGGAAACAAGCCAGTACATGCGATAGTGGTAATAGATTCCGGTAGAAAGATTGCCGTTGACCTTGAAGAGTCCGAAGAAGAACTCTGTATGCTTGAAGAATACAAGAGTGCTGGAAAAGAGTTCGACACAAGGAATGAAGCCGTTCAGGATTTCGACGGTGAAGCTAATACGATTGCTCTGATTAAAGAAAATAGCCCGGCCGCTAAGTATTGCGCCGAAAGAGGAAAACATCTTCCTTCCGCCGGAGAAATGAAGCTCGTTAACAAGTACCGCGAATTGGTTGACGCAGCTCTGGTTATGGCCGGAGGAAAACCCTTTCAATGCGCTTGGTATTGGACATCAACCCAGTACTCGTTCGGCTACAGTTGGTTATTGAGTTGGTCAGATGGTAGCGTGGGCAGCTACGGTAAGGGCAGCAACCGTCGGGTTCGGACTTTTGCAGCTTTGACATAACCCCTTTACCCCTTTATCGCTTCAACGATTTTTTATTAACCGGGAGGTAGCAATGCCTCCCATTTAAAAACAACATAATCATGGACAAAGAATTAGGCCAAGAGTACCCGGAAGGTATTCAAAGAGAAAATTTCCTACGTGACAATTGCGATGCAATCGAAATGCTCGATTACACAAAGCCCTTAACGGGAGAAAGACGTGAAGAACTCAAGGAAAGTATCACAGAGAAAAGTATTCAGTTGAAAGACGTTCGAGCTGACAAGCGAGCTGCCGACAAAGAATACAAAGAACAGGACAGACAGAGAAAGGAGCAGATGAAGCAACTTTGCGATGAAATCGACAACGCTGCCGACACTCTTCAAAAGAAAGCCGAATATGTCAGCGAAAATTGCTACAAAATCATCTACGAGGAAGAGAGAACCGTTGCCTACTACGACAAACAAGGAAAGCTCGCCTATTCCCGCCCCGCCCGACCGGATGAAATGCAGACGACAATTCAGATGCAAATGCGCCGAACAGGAACAGAGGGTTAATCAAACAAACATTTTAGTCACTTTTAAACATTAATAATCATGACACCACAAGAAGTAAAGAAAGAAGTAAAAAGAGAAATTGCGGAAGCTATGGTAAATAATCTCCCTGCAGGAGTTGGCGAAATTGTCATTCGCGAAGGGAAAGCGGTCGAAATCCACGAACCTGTTAAGGTTGTAATTTCCGGTACTCTGGATGCCGCCGCACGCTGGCTGGAAACCCGTATGCCGCTTGAAATGGTAAACGAAAAAGCCTGTCATGTTCTCGTTGACCGGGAAAACCTGTCAATTACTATGCAATGCAACGAAAACAACCATTACGGTAGCCTTATTTCTGGAAAACTTATCGTTTCCCCGGAATATAAAAAGTTTGGCATCAACTCCGGCGAATATATGACCAATTTCGATATGGCGGAACTTATCAAGATGAACCGTTCGTATTTTGAGAACCGGCAAGTTGCCATGAAGCTTGTTACGGAGTTGCAGAACTTCAAAGCAAAGGTTGATAAGGAACTTGAAAGTTCAAACAATAACCGGGGTGACCGCCGAGTTTTGGTCAATCAGGTTGTTCAGTCTAATTTACCGGAAGCCTTTACGCTGATTATTCCTCTTTTCAAAGGAACTCCAAAGCAAACCATACAGGCAGAAGTTTACATCAACCCGTCAGACCTCTCCTGCACGCTTGTTTCTCCGGAGGCTAACGACCTCTTAGAAGAAATGAGAGATAAGGAGATTGACCTTGTTTTGGAACGCATTCAGAAAGTTTGTCCTCATATCGTAATTATCGAGAAATAACTTTCAATTAAACACTCCTCTGCGTCGTATATCGCGGCGCAGGGTATTACCTGTAACAATATACATTTTAAACATGAAGTCACCAGAAATCAGACAAATAACCATCGTATCGGCGCAAGGCGTAGACACATACGAGGTCGGAAAACAACACGACCCCAAAAAGGATAACGCAAAGATAGCAAGCATTCAGTATTCGGGAGGGTTTACAGACTGTTCCGGCAGGTATTTTGAAGGCTGTTATCAGTGTTACGACAAAGGCGGAAATATTATATCGTCCATATCCGGGAGCTGTCCGGTTGTAGTTGATTATTTCAATTAATGCCATGTACGAACTAAGGGATTATCAAAAAGGAGCCAGCGACGCGGCAATACGTTTCTTTTCCTCTCCGAAGAAGAACAACTCAATCATTGTGCTTCCTACCGGAAGCGGGAAAAGCCTTGTTATTGCCGACATCGCCTATCGTTTGGGTGAGCCCGTCGTTATATTTCAGCCTTCCGCGGAAATACTGGAACAAAACTTTTCAAAATTGCAGGGGTACGGTGTATGGGATTGCTCGATTTATTCTGCGTCCTTTAATTCAAAACAGATTAGCAGGATAACATTTGCGACGATAGGGAGCGTAAAGAACAACAAAGATATGTTCCGCCGGTTCCGGTATGCAATTATTGATGAATGCCATCTTGTAAACGCAGAGGCTGGAATGTACGCAGATTTTATCAATACGATACAATGCAAGGTACTCGGTCTGACAGCTACCCCTTACCGCCTGTATTCATCCCAATTTTACGGCTCAATGCTCCGATTTATCACCAGAAGCAAACCCCGTATATTCACAGACGTGATATTTAACGTCCAGGTTAGAACCCTACTTGAGCGAGGCTATCTGGCTCGGCTAAACTACTATCGCATCAACCTTATTGACGCTAAACGCCTAAAGGTTAACAGTACGGGCGCAGACTACACAGACGCAAGCGTGAGAAGGTATTACAAGGAGATAAACTTTGCAGACCATTTAGGGGATATTGTACGCCGTTTGCTTGCAGTCGGCAGGGGTTCTATTCTCGTCTTTACCCGGTTTATCGAGGAGGCTGATTTTCTCATAAGAAAGATAGGAGGAGCCTCGGCAATAGTAAGCAGCAACACCCCGAAGGAGGAGCGGAAAGCGATACTTAAAGCATTCAAGGCCGGAAATATAAAGGTGGTCGCGAACGTCGGTGTTCTGACTACCGGTTTTGACTTCCCGGCGTTATCTACTGTTGTTCTCGCTCGTCCTACTATGTCCCTTGCTCTTTATTACCAGATGGTAGGGAGAGCCATAAGGCCGCACGAAAACAAGCAGGGATGGATTGTAGACCTTTGCGACAATTATAACCGATTTGGAGCTGTAGAGGATTTAAAACTCATAGAAACAAAGCCGGGTATCTGGGCTGTATTCAATCAAAGAAAACAGCTTACTAATGTTTATTTCACCAAATAAGCGCTTACAATACAAGCATACAAAAATATGGACGGCTGGATAAAAATATACAGAAAGATTACTGAAAACCCACTTTATTTCGCGGAGCCTTTCACCCGTATGCAAGCATGGATTGATATGCTTATTATCGCTAATAGCGGAGAAAGTTTCATCTATGTTCGCGGCAATAAAGTCAAAGTTAGCAGAGGCCAAATAGGTAAGAATAAAGACAATTTGGCTGAACGTTGGAATTGGTCAAGGGGAAAAGTTCTGCGCTTTCTTGAAGAACTTGAAAAGAGCGGGCAAATAGTACAACAGAAAAGCCGCCTAATTACTTTAATATCAATAGTTAATTACGACTTGTACCAATATAACAGTACAACAGACAATATAACTAAAAGTACATCAGACGGCTCAACAGATAGTATATCAGATAATACAACTGATAGTACAACAAACGGACATCAAACGGTATATCAGGAAGGACAACAGACGGAACAACAAACGGACGTAAACAAGAATAATATAATATATAATAATAATATTATTAAAAATAATATTTCTCTTATCAAAGATAAGAGCCTCTATACGCGTACGCGCGAAGGAGGTTTGTTTGAAGCCATCCGAACCGGATTAGAAAACCTGTACGCATCCCTTCCCGAAGATAAACCGGAGCAGCCTGCTCCCCAGGAAGCAAAACCCCAAAGGGAGCCTAAACCCAAAACGCCTCCGGCTGGAAAGCCGGTAAAACCGGATATTCTACCAGCGCAAAAGATTGTCGAAATGTGGAATGAGATATGCAAGGGTTATCCAAAGATATTCAAGCTGTCCGATGCAAGGAAAAACAAAATTCGCATACGCCTTGAAGAAATGGGAGGAGAGCAAAGCGGAATGAATGTTTTGAAAACCCTGTTCGAGAAAATGCAGGCAAGCAATTTCCTGAAAGGCGACAATCATAGAGGCTGGAAGGCCGGTTTTGACTGGGTGTTTGAAAACGGCAAAAACTGGGTGAAAGTCTACGAGGGAAATTACGATAACAACCGGACTGTTCCGGGTTCCCAAGCGGAAACAGGGGCAGCAAAAGGGCAAAGGGAGGGGCAAATTATCACCCCTGAAAATGATTATTTCTTGGATAAATTCAATAAAGCGGCGGAAGATGGAAAAAAAGATTGAAGATGTCATAAAACAGTTCAGAACGCAAGGTATTGAACTTGAAAGACAAAGTATTAGCTATTCCTTTGGAACGAAGGAAGAATGCAAGGAACTTTTCTACAAAGTTTTTCAGACTGTCGATAAGACGGCGAAAGTCATACAGGAATTGCCGGAATACGAAACGATAATTGACTGGATGGTAAACACCGAGGGAAAAGGGCTGATATTGACCGGGGATTGCGGAAGAGGAAAAACAACTATTCTGACAGGCGTTGTGCCTGTGATATTTGATTTCGCATATGGGAAAATAGTTAAGCCGTTCTCCGCTCGCGAATTGGTTGAAAGACGCAAGGAAATTATCGGGAGGTGGTCGTATTGTATTGACGAAATTGGCGTAGAACCGCAATTCAACAACTACGGAGAGAAAACAGAGCTTTTCAACGATATTCTGGACGATGCAGAGAAAAGCGTAAAACCGGTTTTTATCTCTACCAACCTGGACGGGAAAAAGATACAAACCCGCTACGGCGTCCGGGCGATGGACAGGATTGTAAGACTTTGCAAGATAGTGAAATTCAAAGGCGAAAGCCTTAGACGATAACAACTTAATCCACAACAACAAAATGAATAATTATATGGATTTTTTAAAGACAAAACAAACCGTTATTCAAGAAAGCGGGTTTGAAGTGAGAGAGAACGAAATGAACGGTGTATTATTCCCGTTCCAGAAGTATTGCGTGAAACGCGCTTTAAAAGCTGGAAGATTTGCCCTGTTTGAAGACTGCGGACTTGGAAAGACGCTCCAACAACTCGAATGGGCCGATAAGGTTCGGAATCATATTGATAAACCTGTTGTCATATTGGCACCTCTGGGGGTAATAGAGCAAACAATCAATGAAGGTTCAAAGTTTGGATATGAAGTTAAAGAAATCGGAATAACCGCTTTTGACCAAGATTTAAGAACCGATATATACATCACAAACTACGAAAACTTAGAAAATATAGATGCTTATCTTTTTGGCGGGGTTGTTCTTGATGAAAGTTCTATTTTAAAGAACTTTGCAGGAAAGACAAAACAGGCGTTAATAGATAGCTTCAAAGATACCCCTTACAAGCTTTGCTGCACCGCCACTCCTTCCCCGAATGACACCACGGAGTTGTGTAATCATGCGGAGTTTTTGAACGTAATGACGCGAAACGAGATGCTGGCAATGTATTTCGTGCATGATGGCAGTTCTACCTCCGATTGGCGTTTAAAAGGTCATGCAAAACAGGATTTTTGGAATTTCGTTTCAACATGGGCTGTCATGCTTAGTAAACCCAGCGATATTGGGTTTGACAATACCGGGTATGATTTGCCACCGTTAAATATCATCGAGGAGTATATCTGTACTGAGAAACGGGATAACGGAATGCTATTCAACAATATTGCCGTATCTGCAACTGACTACCATAAAGAGCTTAGAGCGACTATTAACGAACGCCTTAAACGTGTAGCTGAAATAGTTAACAGATCCTCTGATAGCTTTATAATCTGGATAGGACATGATGAAGAAGGGCAATACCTTCGTGATCTGATACCGGATGCTGTTGAAGTCAAAGGAAGCGATAGCAAGAGCTACAAAAAAGAAAAGCTTCTGGGTTTTGGTAATGGTGATTTCCGCGTGTTGATCACAAAGCTTAAAATCGCCCAATTCGGGCTGAATTATCAGAACTGCCACAATCAGGTATTTGCTTCACTTGATTTCTCTTTCGAGTCTACCTATCAAGGCATTCGTCGTTCTTATCGTTTCGGGCAAAAAAGCGAGGTAAATATCTATCTGATAGCTACCGACACTATGCAGAATGTCCGTAAGTCATTTGATGAAAAGCAAGATTCATTCCTCCTCATGCAAAAGTCAATGACTGAAGCTATGAATCGGAATATCAATAACAAAATAAATCTCAATAAAACGGAAGTATCAAAATCGTACAAATCTAATTATTGTGATATTCGTTTAGGCGATTGTGTGCAGCTTATCCGGAACATACCGGATGAAAGTGTAGGTTTTTCGATATTTTCTCCTCCTTTCGCAGAGCTGTACACATATTCGGATAAACTTGAAGATATGGGTAATTCAAAAGACTATAAAGAGTTCTTCACGGCTTTTCGATTCCTTGTTAAGGAGTTGTATCGGGTAATGTGGAGCGGAAGGAATGTGGCCGTTCATTGCATGGATTTACCCATTCAGAAAGGTAAGGAAGGATATATTGGGCTGCGTGATTTCTCCGGGATGATTCTCGAAGCATTCACTGATTCTGGATTTGTCTATCATTCCCGTGTAACCATATGGAAGAATCCTGTAACAGAAATGCAGCGGACAAAAGCACTGGGACTGCTTCATAAACAGGTTAAGAAAGATGCAGCAATGAGCAGAGTTGGCATTCCTGACTATTTGATGGTATTTAGAAAAGGAGGTGTACACGAACATCCGGTTCACTGCAATATATCGGTTGACACTTGGCAAAAATACGCTTCTCCTGTATGGATGGATATAGACTACTCCAATACACTGAATGCCGCCAAAGGAAGAGCAGATAATGACGAAAAACATATTTGCCCACTTCAACTCGGAACTATTGAAAGAGCAATTACTCTTTGGAGCAATGAGGGTGACACAATTTTTACCCCTTTTCTGGGAATAGGGTCAGAAGTCTACGAGGCTATTAAGCTCGAACGTTTCGGAATTGGTTTTGAGTTGAAAGATAGTTATTTCAATGAAGCTATAAAAAACTGCCGATTAGCAGAGAAAGAAAAACAACAAGGGAAACTTTTCAATGCAATATAATGGATTTTGGAGATGATAACCCCGGTTACGAACCGGATGATTACGACAACTACAATTACGATTTAAGACATGGATAAAACTGAAAAATACAAAATGAGCCGGGAATACCTGCAGGAGTGCATTGCGGCATGCGACAGAGGAATTGCGAAGCTTTCCAGAGCAAAGAACTACGTTAAAGCCCAGGAGCTTATGAGAAAGAAAAAAGAGATTGAAAAAATGCTCAACATGACCGATAACGTAGAGGAGGCCTACAAGGTTCTATCGAGCAACAAAACTCTCAATTCCTTCCTCGCTAAAACGATGGGACTGACTATATCACTGGCTGATTTAGCGCTCTTCTATTCTGACATGGCAAACAGCTTTTTTGAAAAGCATTCACTTTTTCAAAGCGTTGAAAAGAAAGCTGAACTCGCAAAAATACAAGAGGGATTGAAGGCCTTCCGAAATTTTTACAGCGACCTAACGGAGAAACAGATGCAGATACAAAACTACAACCTGTTTGATAGCCTTGAAAGTGCCATAACAAAAGGCATGTTCGAGGACAGAGAAATGATTTATTACAACGAACATAGCAAATGAAAATAAACGTATTCAGAACCCAGGCCAAAATAGGCTCTATCGTCCGGTATAAAGGCAAGGAATACAAGCTTGCCGACCTGGATAGAAATAATAATACGGTTTGCCTTCATCCTCATACATGGATTAGGTGCACCGAAGTTGAACTCATTAACACAGAAACATCATGCTTGAAATCTTGAGATTTATTTTTACCGACTTCTGTCACTGGCTCGGTTCAATGATACTTCTTGCCATTATCGCGAATGCGCTGATGAACACTAAGCTGATTGAAATAAACAACTATCGCTACAAAAAAGACAAGGAGGATTGAGCTATGATAAACAAGAACGAATTAAGGTTAAACAACATCATCCAGGTTCCCGGATGGGATAGATTGAACCCGGACGCAGAATGTCGATTTTGCGTCATAGGAATAAGCCGGGATGATGAAGAAATTGAACTCTCCAATGGAGTTTTCAGAACGAGCATTAAGGCGGAGGATATAAAACCCGTTCCGCTGACAGAAAGCGCCCTTTTGCGGTTTGGCTTCAACAAGGATTACAAAAAGGGCTACATTGGGATTGACGTTAACAACTCTGATTTTGTACTCACCTATCCGGGCGTTATGGGCGATTTTCAAAAGCATTTTGCATTTGAGTATGAAACCGGGTATCTCACCCGCTTCCACGAAATACAGAGCGTACATGAACTGCAGAATCTGTTCAGGTTCATTACAGGGAAAGAATTGGAGGGCAAGCTATGAAAAAGAAAGTTATGACTTTGGACGGAGTTAAAACCGTTGAAGTGATTGACGAGTTCGTCATGTTCGGCCAAACGTTTTTTACGTACTATCATGAGCAAGAGGATAGCGTATGCGCAGTTGATACTTATAGCGGGTATAGTGTGTATAAGATATATTGGATTGAATGCGGTTATTTCCTTGATTTAAAAGAGCTAAGCCTAATTACAATGAGGAGAGCGAAAGAGCGATTGAAACAGAAAAGGAATGAGTTCTTTGAATTGAGATACTCTTGCCTGTTAGAGGAAATCGGAAGTATAAACCCTATAAATGAAGATTATGAGAATGCCGAAAATAATGTTTAACGAGAGGTACGGATTGGAAACCGCCGTTCTGAAAGGAGTAAAAACCGTAACGAGGAGGATTTGTTCTGTCCAGCCTCCGTACGAACGCAACGAAATCGCTTTTCCTGTATTCGCGGGTGACGGGGAAAACTCCCCTTTATATGGAGCTTTCTGCTGGGTGAATAAAGACAATCCGAAGGAGTTCACGAAGTGGTGCAGAACGCCATACAAATGGGACGATATTGTAGCGATTGCGCAATGTTACAACGACATCCCAGACATTTACAGCCGCGTTTCAATTGACGAACTACCGCTCAAAAGTGCCGGATGGAGAAACAAGATGTTTGTCAAGGCAAAACACATGCCCCATCGCATAAAAATCAAAAAGGTTGGCATACAGCATTTGCAGGACATATCAGACGAGGATTGCTTGAAAGAGGGTATTCGGAGATACACAAAAGACGGAACAGTATTCAAATATGACCTTGTGGACGGATTTGAAATGTTTTCTTGGAAGGACATGCCGCGTTCTCCGCGTGAAGCTTTCGCCGCCCTCATAGATAAAATTTCCGGTAAGGGAACTTGGGACAAAAACCCCTGGGTTTGGCGATATGAATTTGAACTCGTATAAAGCGAACAGTCATGATGAAGGCGATTTTCAAAGGACAAACAATTGAGTTCGACGAGAACAGCATTGAGGAGATTAAGAACCTCTCCGAGATAACCGGCTGTCCTCTGGAAGAGCTTAAAAATATCATACGCCATGTAACAAAGGCATACGGCTCATTCTCCTGCTCTATCGAAATTGCGTCAGAAAGCCTAAAAGAGATTGCCGAGGCTTGGGACGAGATGATTGATAAAATGCAGTACGAACACATCAGGATAAAAGATAAACCGGAATACTGCACGTTCAAGAGCCGGTTGAAACCCTACGAGAAAAGGCGCAGTTTTCAGCGACCTATTTTCTGGAAAAGAATACGCAGTAGATTGTTCAAAAAACCTCCGTAGTTTGGGAAAAGGGAGGGGGGATTATAGGGGGGAGGAAAAAGGGAGATTTTTTACCCTCTTTTTCTTCTCTTTCTATGCAAATGACCATAAACAAGCATATTTAATTGATTATCAGATATTTATATGAATTTAAAGATAAAAAAGCTGGACATAATCATAGGGATTGACCCAGACGTGGAAAAAAACGGGGTTGCTCGGCTGAACTGCAAAAGCAAAAATCTTGACATAACAGCCCTCTCGTTTCCCGATTTGCTGGATTATTTGAGATGCGCTAAAAGACAGGCGGAAGTTTCCGGGCTCAATCTCCTTGTGGTTGTCGAGGCCGGATGGATGAATAAAGGCAATTGGCATCTAAACCCCAAAGACACAAAAGCCGCTGCCGCCGCAAAAGGAAATCAGGCGGGACGAAATCAGGAGACAGGGCGTAAAATCGTTGAGATGTGTCGACACTGGCAGATAGATGTTGACGAGGTTAAACCCCTTGTCAAGCTCTGGAAAGGAGCAGACCGGAAAATTACTCATGAAGAACTCGCCTATTTTACCGGGATAACCGGTAGAACAAATCAGGAAGGCCGGGACGCCGCGTTGCTGGCATGGGTTTACGCCGGTTTTTCTATAAAAACGAGTTAAAAAGAGTTTCTTTTGCTCGTAAACGCTTACAATGTAAACACTTTCTAATATTTTTGCCTAAAAACTGATTTTTATGAACACAGAACAAGTTAAACTATCGCAGGTGAAGGTAAATGCAGAAAATCCGCGTACCATCACAAAAGACAAATTTGTTAAACTCGTTAATTCAATCCTCGTATTTCCCAAAATGCTTGAATTGCGCCCGGCTGTAGTTGACAACAAAATGAAAGCCCTTGGCGGGAACATGAGAACAAATGCGCTCCGAGAAATTGCCAAAATGACGCCGGAACAAATCGCCGAACGTCTTTCCGGGCTATCGGATTATGTAGAGAAAAGCACAGGGGAACAAAGCAAACTCATCGAATGGTGGGGAAAATGGCTTGAAAACCCTTTTGCCTATATCATCAAAGCCACCGAACTAACGGAGGAAGAGCGCAAGCAATTCATCATCAAGGACAATGTAAGTTTCGGACAATGGGATTACGACGCCCTGGCAAACCAATTCGACTCAAAAAAGCTTGACGATTGGGCTATGGATGTTTGGATAACGCCTCCGATGGCTCAAGCTTTCCCGGATGCAACAACGTCCACATCTTCCGCCTCCGATATTCCTTCTCCTCCTGCAGCAAGCGAGGACGATGGGGAAGGCTCGTTCTCAAATCTCCCGCAGGAGCTTCAAGGCCTCGACTTGAATCCCGACGACCTCCCCAAAATACAAGGAGACGATGATACAGCGATGGAGCGAATAATCATAACCTACCCCAGAGAACGCCTTTATGACTTGCTCACATTGCTCGGAATGGAGAAGATAGACAAGGTCGTTTATCGGTTGGAGGAAATCATAGGAGAGCCGGAAGAAAACATTGAGGAATAATTTTTTTTGCACGCAATATGCTTATAATAAAAGCACAAAGCGCAAATTTATGCGATTTCTGGCATTTTCTTATTTGTTCCGATAAATCGGTCAAGTCAATACCAGAAGTTGCCTAAAACGCAAAATCTAATAAAAATAACTCCCAATATGAACCGAATTAACGAGTATATACAGTATCACGTTGATAGCTCAAGGGCTTTAGACATTGACCCGCAGGTCGAGGCATTGCAATATATCTGCAAGCGTTTCGATTTGGACACTGAACAGCGTTGCTGGCTCTGTTTTCTTTTCAGTACAAATTACTGCGTCGCTACAACGTACTACATGTTTAATCAATTTCCTCGCTTTGAAGATGTAGACATAAGGGTTCTGCAAGTCTGGTGGGAGAAGAACCGCGACAAATTGATATTTCAAACAGATAGAGCCTGGGTTCGTTCAAAGAACCAATTTGTGGAGGCATTTATTTCATATCAAAATTTCGTATTTCGATGGAGCCAGGGAAGTATGCGGCAACACGTAGCCATAACAAGGGCAATCTCTCCCGGAATTGACCCGTACTCCCGGTATGACTATCTCTTGAAGAACTTCCGAATTGCTTTGTTTGGTCGTTTTACCATGTTCCTATATTCCGAATTACTCCATACTGTTGCAGGGATTGACATAGCCGTCCGGCTTGACCTAAGAGAAGCGGAAAGTAGCCGGAACGGGCTTGTATTCGCTCTCGGTTTGGAAGATGTGGCCTATACTGGAAGACATGGGAGGAAAGCGACGAAAGCGGAAATTGAGTACTTAAACAAAGGGCTTGCTTTTATTAGCGGACAAATAAACCGGCTCCCGATAAACCCGCGCCACAAAAGCCTGTGGAGCATTGAAACAACTCTTTGCGCATACAAGAAAAATAAACTCGGCAAACGCTGGGTGGGCTACTACATAGAGCGAGGACGAAAGGAAATCGAAAAGATGCAGGAGCAATTACCAGAAACAAACTGGGAGCCGCTTTGGACATTCCGGGCGGAAACTTATCAAAAACAGTATTTGCCATGAAAACATGTGTATTCATTACCGGAACAAACAGCGTGGGGAAAACCTCGCTCGCAAAAGCTCTCATAGGCCTTTTCGGAGGAATTGAAGAAACGACAAAAGAGCTGACCATTTGCCGAGATAGGCGGGTTTGCTTTGCCGGTCGATATTCCGATGAAAGCCGTTACGGAGGCGTTGATGCGTTCAACTGCACAAGGGTTCTTCCGGCTGTCGTAAAACGAGGCCTTGAAACATCAGAGGTTGTAATTTGCGAAGGCTCGTATTTGGACACGTTCGGGAATAACCTGATTAACGCCATGTTCCAGGCGCAAAAGTATCTCATTGTGTTTCTGTATGCACCCGGAGCAATCATTCATCAAAGACTACTCGATAGAGGAAAGAAGGGTTGCAGCCCGCAGACGTTACCAAAGCAAAAGAATGTTTTGAGAGCCGCGAAAAAATGGGCGGAAATTGGTGTTCCCGTTCAATGCTACAATACCGGAAATATCCCCTTTGACGAAGAGCTTGAGAATGTCTATAATCTCATTTGCAAAACGGCATGGGGAGATGAATTTATTCAGTAATAACATAAAAAAGCAAAGGATATGCCACAAAAATATTACCAATCCCCAAGATGGAGTAACGAAATAGCGGATTGCTCAATGCCTATGACATTTGACACGTATAGCAATTGCTCATTCGGTTGTCTGTATTGTTTTTCGCAGTTTCAGCGAGCTGTTGGAGATACGAAAGAAGCCTATTTACACAAAGACGTTCGCAACGTATCTGTCAACCATGTAAAAAAGATGTTCTCTGACCCAGACCAATACGGCGGGCAATTCAAAGAGTACATAAAAGACAGAAAAGTCATGCAATGGGGAGGACTGTCAGACCAATTCGACGGCTTTGAGCGAAAGAACGGGGTTACGCTTGAGTTATTGAAGTTCTTTAAGGAGATTGATTACCCTCTCTGTTTTTCCACTAAATCAACATGGTTTACGGAGGATGAACGATACATGGAACTTATACGGGGACAAAAGAACTGGAATTTCAAGTTTTCAATTATTACCCTGGACGAGCAAAAAGCTCATATCATAGAAAAAGGCGTCCCCTCTCCCGTAGAACGCCTGAAAGCAATAGAACGTATTGCCAAAGCCGATGCGGGAGGAGCCACGCTCCGGCTCCGTCCCTTTATTATCGGGGTAAGCACTCCGACGTATCTCAACCTTATTCGCGAAGCGGCAAACCTGGGCGCGAGTGCTATGTCAACGGAGTTCTTTTGCGTAGAGCAACGCTCTCCGACGCTAAAGAGCTTCATGCCTACATTCAACGAGCTTTGCGGCTTTGATGTCATGGAGTTCTATCGAAAATATAGCGTTTCCTCCGGCTATCTCCGGTTAAACAGAAAAGTTAAGGAACCGTTTTTGCGTAACATGAAAAACCTTTGCGAAGAGGTCGGGATGCGCTTTTATGTGTCAGATGCTCATTTCAAAGAGATGTGCTGTAACGGTTCTTGCTGTGGCCTTCCTTCCGACTGGAATTATAGCCGGGGACAATGGTGCGAAGCGTTGCAGATCGCGAAGATAAACGGAGTTGTCCGCTATTCTGACGTAAAAGGAGATATTGAAAAGCTGGTCAGTAGCTTTCAGTGGATACGTGCACAAGGGTTCAACTGTAACAGTTCGGAAAGGCGGGCGAAATTTGAAGGTATGACAATGGCGGACTACATGCGCTGGCTCTGGAATAATCCACAAGCAGGCCAATCCCCTTACAAACTTTTTGAGGGTATTTTGAGGCCTGTCGGGAAAGACGATTGTAAAGATTTGATTTACCAATATACAGGAAAGGATTAACAGCATGGCTGAACAGGGGAAAAAAAAGATGAAGGATTACCGGCAAGCTCAAATTGTCCGGCTCGACATAATCGCTGAGTTGTACAAGAAAGGTTATTCGTACCGGGATATTCGCGAGGAGGTTATGACAAGGCTCGACCTATCCTCCTACTCTCTCCGTACTGTCAGCAAGGACGTAAACAGGCTTTTGGAAGAATGGAGAGAAACGAGAATTGAGAACATTGACCTGGCTTTGCAGTTGGAGCTTCAAAGGATTGACGACCTTATCAAAGAAGCTTGGGCGGCTTGGGATAAATCAAAAACCGATTACGAGCGCAAAAAGGCCAAACAACAAGGAGTGCCAGGCTGCGGAGAGGATAGCGGAGAAGTCGTCACTGTTAAAGTTGAACAACAGAAAGAAGAGATTATTTGCTACGGTGACCCTCGATACCTTGATATAATCCACAAGCTATTAATTGAACGCAGGAAGCTACTTGGATTATATGCTCCTGAAAAAAGAGAAATTTCAGGCAACATATCATTTGAACAACTCTTGATGCAGACCGGGATTATTGAGGATGAGAAGGAGTGACGAGGAAATAAGGCAAAAGGCTAAAATATTGTTTGCAGCATGGCGCGACGATTGGAACAAATTCATTAGCGACGTATTCGGGGTAACACTCGATAAGGAACAGCAGGAAATCGTAACAGCAGTGCAGTACAATAAACTCGTGTCCGTTCGCTCCGGGACGGCTCGCGGGAAAGACTTCGTTGCCGCTTGTATAGGCACAAGTTTTCTCTATCTAACAGTGAAGTGGAACGAATACGGCGAGCTTGTAGAAAACACGAAAGTTGCACTTACAGCCCCAACGGACAGACAGGTAAAAAACATCATGATACCGGAAGTCGCCCGACTCTACAACAAAGCAAAGAAACGAGGCTTTAAATTACCCGGAAGATTGAACGCCTACGACATTAGAACCGACAACGAAGAATGGTTCTTGACCGGGTTCAAGGCCGACGAGAATAATCATGAGGCTTGGTCTGGCTTCCATGCTGTAAACACAATGTTTATTGTTACCGAGGCGACGGGTATTATGGACGATACGTTTGGAGCAATCGAAGGTAACTTGCAGGGTAACTCCCGGCTTTTGCTTGTGTTCAACCCTAATACAACCGTAGGATACGCGGCCAAAAGCCAGAAGGATAAACGCTTTAAAAAATTCTGTCTGAATAGTCTGACCGCTCCTAATGTTGTCGAAAAACGCATAGTCATTCCCGGCCAGGTCGATTACGATTGGGTAATTGATAAGGTTGAAAATTGGTGTGAGCCTATCGTAAAGGACGACGTAAAGACGGAGGAAGATGATTTTTTCTTTGAAGGTCAATGGTATCGGCCATCAGACCTCTTCCGCAAGAAGGTTCTTGGGCAATTCCCGAAAGTTGACGAAGATGTTTTGATACCCATGCAATGGATTGAAATTGCACAGGAACGCTGGAAAAACTACCATCTGGGGAACCGGAATTATTGCCGCCTGGGTGTCGATGTTGCCGGCATGGGGCGTGACTGTTCCGTTTACTGCTACCGCTTCAACAACTACGTTGAAAAGTTCAACAAGCAAAACTCCGGAGGAAAGGCCGACCACATGAAGGTTGCAGGAAACATCATAAACCTATTATCTCATAGAACCGGGTGTATTGCTCTTATTGATACAATTGGAGAAGGCGCCGGGGTGTACTCCCGTGCTCTGGAAGTCTGCGAGGATATGGGATTGAACAAAAAAAATGTGATTAGCTGCAAGTATAGCGAAGGAGCAAAAACAAAATCGGGAAAAGACTTGACGGATATAACCGGGCAATACAAGTTCGCCAACATGAGAGCCTACCTTGCTTGGTGTGTTCGTGACTGGTTAAACCCTGACAACAACACGGGAGCCATGTTGCCACCCGGCGGAACGCTCTCAGAAGAAGCGACGGAAATAAAGTGGAGCTTTAGAAGCGACGGAAGGATAATTATCGAACCAAAAGAAGATGTAAAGTCACGCTTAGGCTTCTCCCCTGACGAGTTCGATGCCCTCGCCAATACTTTCTACCCGGCAAAAGCCGTAGTGGAAGAAAGAAACTATGAGGATGATTTAGAAGATGAACTGTATTAATATTTATTCGACATGAAAACAATAGACGAAATTATTGAAAGCGGGCGCAGGCCTGACGAAATTATTACCGAATTGAAAATGAAAACGGTAATTGTCCCTCCTTGGTCAAAGTTGAAAAAAGAGTATGACCCGAAGCTGCACCCGGTAATGACCGACAAGAACTACCGCGACAGGGTTAGTAAAAAGGGGGAAGTAATCAAAATGACCCGCATAACCCTGGGCTTGCAGAAACTGGCTGTTAAGCGTATGACAGAACTGGCCTTTGGCGTTCCTGTTAAACGCAAATACAACGCTAAGTCGGAAGAAGAGAAGAAAGCCTCTATGATAATGGAAGCGATTTTTAAAAAGAACAAAATCAACAGCGTAAATTTTGAACGCAGCCGATACCTGTATTCCTCATGCGAATTTGCAACAATCTGGTACAGCCAAGAGCAGGACGTAATGTATGCCGGGGAAAAGAGTAAGCTCAAATTGCGTTGCAAAACTTATTCCCCGATGAAAGGAGATTCGCTTTATCCTCTTTTTGATGATTATGACGACATGATAGGCTTGTCTATTCAGTACACTCGAGAGATAAACAAAGAAAAAATAACTTACTTTGAAACTTATACCGATACAGCGCATATCCGTTGGGTTCAGTATGGAAAAAGCGGAGAGTGGACGGAGGAGATGCGTGAGGACATTAAGATTGAAAAGATTGCCGGTGTTTATGGGTATCGAGATGAGCCTATCTGGGAGGATGAAAGCGAAAACGTCTTTGAGGCGGAATGGTCACTTTCCCGCAATGGTAATTACCTGCGCAAAAACAGTAAGCCGAGCTGGGTTGTGTTCTGCGATGAAGATGAGCATGTGAAATTCGGAGGAGAACCGGACGACGATACAACCGCAAGGAACGTTTTGCGTTACCCGACCAACGCAAAAGCCGGTTACGCGACCTGGGAACAAGCTATTGACGCTCTCAAGTACCAGGTAGAAACTATTCGGCAAAACTTCTTTGTTCAGCTACAGTTGCCGGACATGAGTTCGGAAAGCATGAAAACCATGCCTATGTCAGCCGACAGCCGGAAGATGATTTTTATAGACGGCCAGTTGAAGGTAACGGAAGAGAGTGGGGTTTGGCTCGATGTGTTCCATCGTGAAATAAACGTCGTAAAAGCTTTCATGAAAAAGATGTTCCCGAAGCTTTCCGACGCGATTGATAGCCTTGACGTTGATGTAATTATAACCCCTTATCAAATCAAGGATGATGCAGAGAACATCAAGAATAATTCCGACGCAACAGGAGGCAAGCAGATTGTATCGCGCAGAACCGCTGTCCGCAATCTCAACATGGTTGACGACGTAGACGAAGAAATCAAGGAGATTGAACGGGAGGAAGCCGCCGAAAGAGCCGTAAGTATTAGCGAACCCACATACTAAGCAAGATGGCCACCGGAAAGAGCAATTTTGATAAAAAACACAAGTCCAATCTCGATAGATACGAGAAGAAGATTGAAACCCTGTACCGGGAAATCATAAAGGATATTGTACGACTCGGAGAGGCTGCGGGCTTCGACGGAGAAAAGCCATTTTCCTTTAGTGATTTTCCGGGGATGGAGAAGCGCGTTGATGAATTACTCCGCAGGCTTCAAGGCGAAATCGTAACAGTCATAATGAACGGGACGCGCGAAGAATGGGAATTAAGCGCAGATAAGAACGGGGAATTAGTTGACTCAATACTCGGCTCAACCGGACTATCAAAAGAGCAAATTTCGCAATTTAAGCCAAGAAATTTAGAAGCTTTAAAAGCGTTCCAATCCCGCAAAATTGCAGGGATGAACCTATCGCAACGCGTATGGCGAATAATGGAGCAAGGAAAAGAAGATTTTGAGCTTGCTCTTGATATTGGTCTGGGGGAAGGGAAAAGCGCCTCGGAATTAAGCCGGGATATTCGGCGTTATCTAAAGCAGCCCGAAAAGCTCTTCCGCCGGGTTAGGGATAAGCGCGGAAACCTCGTTTTATCTCAAAAGGCAAAAAGCTATCATCCGGGACAAGGGGTTTACAGGTCGTCATACAAAAACGCGGTAAGAATGACCAGAACCGAGATTAATACGGCTTATCATGAGGCCGATTTTGAAAATTGGAGCAAAAACGATATTGTTCTTGGTTTTGAAATCATCTTGTCAAACAATCACCCGGTAACCGACATCTGCGACCTTCTTGCGGGGAAATACCCGAAAACATTCAAGTTTGTTGGCTGGCATCCGCAATGCCGCTGTGTTGCCGTTCCGATAACTCCAACTATTGATGAAATCATTGAATATACAAACATGATTGCAAACGGTGAAGATGTTTCCGGCTATCGCTTCAAGGGAGAAATCAAAGAACCTCCCCGGAGTTTTAAAGGCTGGGTTAAGGATAACCGGGAACGCATCGGAAAGATGGAGGCAAGAGGAACATTGCCATACTTTTTAAAAGACAACAAAACTCTGTTGTCTACAAATACCCAGGAGAAAACAGGCGTTCAAAAGCTGATTAAGGAATTAAAGAACCCGGACAAAATAAAAGACGCGGAACTGAAAGATATTATTCGTCAGTACGCATCCGAGAACAGCGGAGAGTTTTACGGAGGGCTTGCGGGAGTTCAAATATCGACAGTTACTAACTACTTCATGGCCAACAGTCGCCAATACTCCCTGAAAGGGGAATATCTTTCAGAGGCCGGGAACAGAATACACCTAACAAACCGAACTTTTTACACTCAAAATGGTGTATTTAATCCGGCCGAAAGCCTAAAGGGAGCCATAGGAGCCATAAGCAAAGATGTTGCGCTGACATTCAACCAGGAGTATGCCCTTGAAAGCCTTTGGCACGAAATACGCCATGCCGGAGCTGTCGGCTGGAAGGAGGCTAAAAATGTAACCCCGTTTAAAACTACCGCTATGGAATTGATTAATCAGTTCTGCGCCCGGAAAAGCTATCATCTGTTTATAGAAAAACTGGGAGGGAAAGCCATTAATCAAAAGGCCATCCTTGCCCGGGGATACGGATATAGTACATACGTTAAAAACTTTCAGTCGATACTGGATAAGTATGGATTGTCAGAAAATGACGCATACGAATATTTCAAGGATATAATACAAAAAGAGCCATACGAAAATATATGGCTCAAAGTTGAAGATTATCTCAAAAGCAACGGCATAAAGAACGCCCACGAGCTGATGATGAATATAAACAGTCTATCTTTTGCCGATCTACTTTGATTGAACAGGGTAATGGCTTAGTGTCCGATAAAAATCCTGGCATTCCATCGGGGGCAGCTTATTCGCGAAATAGGCTGCTTTCCCTTTGTCCCCTCTTCCGTCGAACAGGTACGCAAGATGAAGATTGGCCGCGTCACCAGAAAGCCCTTTTCGATACGTTTTCGCCTCCTGAACGCCTCCCAAAATCCGCTCCTGCTCTTCCGGGGTTACATTGTAGTCAAATATTGTTTTCATTTTTCCTTACTTCTCTCCTCTTTGTTTTTTTGTCATCCAAAATTTATGTGTTTTATCTAAAAAAACAATATAAAAAGTATCTCCAACAATATGTCCAGCAACAACCGCCGAACCCGTTATATGTATTCGAGCCCAGTTGGCATCTTCTGGAACATTTTGAGGGTATTCGAATTTTGTTTTCTCAGCCGGAGGGAAATTGCCATATATAGAAAATTTATCACCATCTACTTGTTCAAGGAGAGGTTTACAGCAATAACCTTTCAAAGTATCTAACATTGAAGAAAGTAATCCACACTTTTGCCAATCTGGAAACGCAGAACCATATTTCTGCGTTGTATCTAAATATTGAAGTGAAATTTTAAAATTAGATTTCAAATCAGCATCATTAACACTTTTCTTATATTCTAATGCAGATGTTATTGCTGATGGTTGCTTATGCTTTAATATCTTTTTAGCCATTTAATTCCGACTTGTAAAAATCTCTTGTTGTTTCTTTTGAAATCAACTCCTCACATCTATCTGCTGGACCATAACCCAAACGAGCCTTTATCCAAGGAGTTTCACGATGTGTCGCTCTCTCCAATTGAAATCCTGTCCAAGTAGATAATTCAGTAAGTACATCAGATAAAAGAGCTCTTTGGTCAGATGTGAGTTTATTGAACTCTAAATCAACATCTTTATCGCCGGGTTTAGATACATATGCCAAATCACTGTATAATATAGATTTATCTTTTAAACTATCATAAACCTTTCGACTTACAGGTCCATGAACCCAGGCCTGAAAACGGTCAGTAACAAGTTCCTCCCCAAAATAGGCAAGATGATATGCGTCACAGTAAAACAAAAGCTTTTGCAGTTTTAAATGTGACATAGGCCCAAAATGTTTAACGATATACTCACACAAAATGAGTGAATCTATTTTTTGAAGTCCTTTACTTGTTTCCATATCTATAATTATTTTGGAGGCAAAAGTACCTTTTTGTACACATAAAACAAAGAAAATATTTTATTTGTTTGTTAAACGTGTTTATAAACACATCCAATAGTAATCTCATTTTCCCCTTTTCCTCTGACTTTTCCGAAAAAGTTCATGTTTAGAGATAACGCAACGCCTTGCCCGTTTGGGATTTCCAGGTTCAATCTTAGCTTTCCAAAGCGTTTCCAGACCACAGCCAATTTGAGCCGGGGTGAACTTATCGTAAATAGCGGAGAGGGAACCGAAATAATGCTCCCTCTCCCCCTCGACCAATCCTGGGAATTTTACTTTTATGATATATGACTTTGTTTTCATGATGGTTACTTATATATTCTCATGGAAGTTTCTTTATTGAATAGTGCCATTTCCTTACGCTCCTTTCAATTGTTCAATAGTAACCGGAATAACACGAGTAACAGCGTAATAAGCGTTGTTCGTCAACTGACGTTGCCATGCTGAAAAACGAGGCGACCAGCGGAAGCCGTTATGCTTGAGATTTGAAATAACGTCCGGTTGCGGCTTTGTGTCGAAAACTATCTGCACCCTGTCCTCGGAATAGTTTTTGATTACCCGGCCACCATCGAAAAGTATTTCGGTATCTTCTTTATTTGACCTTACTTCCTGGGCTTCGCATACAGCTTTCGCCATTTCAGCAAGTTTAAAGAATTTATGACGTTCAGTAATGATAGAGGATTGTTTATTTAGCTCTCTAACATAGGCAATTGCCTTTTCTACGATTGTCACGTCACCGCGCTTTGCGTATGTTTCAACTTTACCGTAAATACTGGAAACAAACAAGGCTTTATTATACCCTCTTTCCGTACCGTCATTAATACCCTTAATTGTAGAAGCAGAGGAATAAATTGAGCGCTTGAGCCTCGTCCATTCTTCATCTGCTTTTTGTTCTTCCGGCTTTGCGTCCTCTACCCTACGAGCTATCGCCTTGAGCACTTTTTCTCTCCATGCTCTAAATTCACTGACAGCATTTTCATAATAATTGTTCATCTTCTCATTTCGCCTTGTCGGGAAACGTGCCGGCCCCGTTATCATGGTGCTCATGATGCGAGAATGCTTATTGAATAATATTTGAACCCATTCTTTGTACTTGGAAATATAGCGTTCTCTTTCTTCCTCCGGCATCTTTTCAATGTCGGCGTTTAGCTCCTCCTCATACGTCCGTATGTAGTATGCCCCGCGTTCTTCCGGGCTGAAACTCGTAGAATAAAAAGCGTCGCAAGCACATTTCCAAAGTTCCTCAAGGTTAACCTTGTATTTCCAATCCGTTACAGCCCAGGAGCCTAAGTCTTTGTCATAAATGATAACTTCCTCGTTGTCAGATATGCGAATTGCGGTATGCGCATAGTCGCAGTGCATTAAATTATCACTCAACTTCTTATCTCTCCAATTAAAGAGAAATTCGCCCTGTTCCTGATTTTCTACATTAACCACCTTTGACGCACGATGATAGTTCTTTTTTGATAATAAAATTTGTTCCATGTTGTTGTGAATTATGCCCCGCTGGTTGGGCGGAGCGTTACCTTTATTGATTTGCTAACCACTCGTCACGCTTCCGGCGACAGTCGTCTAATGATTGACCTACGCAGGCAAACAAATCGCCTTCCGGGGTTCTGTAATCGTACTGTACGCGTTTTACCTGCTTTCTTCCTAACCTTGTTGAGAAGGTTGTGTAATTTTCTTTTCCGGCCTCGCAAACGCTGCAATCGCGATTGTCATTGATTGTTCCCATATCGTTGTTTTTATATGGTAGCCTGAAGGCTACCGGATTAAAAATAAATTTTCACTTTGCGATACAAATTAGTGATAGACTGCTTTGCATATACGTCGCCATTGGCAAACTCTATTCTGTTACCGCTATCGTTGATGATAGGATTCTCAACTGTTGCCAGTTTATAAACTTCTTCTTTTGTCATAATCGTATATTCTTAAATTATTACTTGATGTAAAATGAAACTTGCAATCCACGACGAAGCTTGCAAACCACCTTGTCAAGCCCGGCCTTTATAGCGCGACCGACAAACTTATTCAAAAGCTCTTCTCCTATTAGCTCGATTAATCCTGATACACCGACCAGCTTATTAATCCGGTTCCCGTTCGCATCTCTTCCGTAAACTTTCAATCTGAAATTACGATTGATGAAAGATGTAGTGTAGCTCAAAATACTTTTCGTTCTCATTGTTGTTGTGAATTTACGTTAAAGTGCTTACATTGTAAACACATGGCGAATATAGTGAGTTATTTTAAAATAACAATACTTTTCCCGTATTTTTTATAATCTTTTCGGGTTATTTACTTTCGTTTCAATAGTTAAATAACACCAATCATACGCTTATAATATAAGCATTAAATCTCTATTTATTAGTTTTGCATAAACTAATCAGTTGATTTTATGACAGAAGTCGTATGGAAACATATTAGAGAATACGAGAAATATCAAATTAGCTCTCAAGGAGATGTTGTGAATTCAAAAGGACGGATTTTAAAACAGCATCCAGACAGATATGGGTATAATACAATCATGTTATGCAAAAATGGAATAGGGAAACGGTTTCTCGTACATAGACTGGTTGCTATTCATTTCATACCTAATCCTCTAAATAAACCTACGGTAAACCACCTAAACGGAAATACAACTGACTCAAGGGTTGAAAATCTCGAATGGGCTACCATAAGTGAGAATAATTTGCACGCCTACCGTACTGGGCTTTCAAAGCCTAAAAAAATGATCGGAGAGAAAAACGGGAGAGCTAAACTAACCCAAAAAGATGCAGACAAGATAAGGCTTATGTGCTCGAAAGGCATTAAGCAAAAAGATATTGCCAATCATTTTAACATTTCAATCTCTGTAGTAAACAATATAAAAAACAACAGAGCTTGGATATAAATAGTCGATTATGAGAAAAGTGATTTTAGAAGCGTTGAAAACCAAATTCGAGGGGATAGACGCTAAAGTATTGAACAGGATAGCCGCCAAGTTGGCGAAAACTGCAAAATCAGAGGAGGAAGCAACGACCGCCGTTGAAGAGCTTACTCTACAACAAGTGATTGATAGCTATTCTGATAGCAGAGTTACAGAAGCTCAAGAAAAGGCTATTGGAAGCTATGAAAAAAAACATGGCCTGAAAGACGGCAAGAGGATTAAGCCAGAGGACGCAGACGATGCGGATATGGATGATTTGGGAGAAGGGGACGACGATAACGACGTAGTTGTCAATGTCCCTAAAGGAGGAAAAGGAAACGGGAAAGGCGACGAAACGCAAACCTTGTTGAAAGCTCTTATCAAAAGTAATCAAGCTATGATGAAAGAGATTGCATCAATCAAAGGCGAAAAAATTGCCGATACCCGAAAATCTCGTTTGACCGATTTACTCAAAGATGCTCCTGAAAAGCTCAAGAACCGTTACGAAAAGGATTTTTCCCGAATGAATTTTGAAACTGACGACGACTTTGAGGAATGGCTCGAGGATATTACCCCAGATATTGAGGATATATCATCATCTATTGTTGCCAAAGAGGGCGTTGTTGGAAAACCCAAAAGCGGAGGAAAAACGCAGGAAGAGGTAAAACCTAATCCACTCGTACAGGCACGTGTTGAAGCGAGAAAGGCTGAAACTGCACCCCCAGCCATAGTCGGGTTGCAAACAAACTAATGGTCAACAGTAATGAAAGACAGATTTTCATACAACGGAGCCGAAGCGCCGGAACCTATCAGGATTGAGCAGGTTTTCGCTGAAAAGCCAGCGGGTGGCCTCGTTGTAGAACCAGGGTTTAACGCCCCGGAAACAACCGCCGTTGGATTGAATGCTAATGGTAAATACGCTGTTATCAAAGGCTATCGCCTTGTTTCTGCGGTAGGAGCCAGCGACACTACAATCAATGTCGCAAAAGGTAGCGGTGTCGCAGTAAACGACATTATCGCGTACGGGAAGAAGGGCGTAAAATGCACTAAGGTAGACGCAACTTCAAAAGACAAAGATGTTGTAACCGTTTCCCTCGGTGTCGCAATCGCCGAGGGTGAAGTTTTGTATCAGGCAAAAGCCGCAAGCGATACAGAAGCGGAACCTATCTACGCCCCGGATTATATTCTGGGAAATATGATTTTCGCCGGAAAAGGAGAGCAGCCCGTACGCCTTATTAACGGCGCAAATGTGAGAAAAGAAACGGCTTGTATCGGAAAAGATATTGAAGCCATGTTACCAACCATTAAACGTGTATAATCATGGCAGCAATGAATGCACCTTTATTTGAAATTGACCGACCCGGTTTGGAATTGGAAGTAAATTCCTACCAGCCCGGATTGGGACTGGCCTGGCGTCAGCTTTTTCCGTTGAAATACACTCCCGATTTTGACTTGAAGGGTATCGAGGGAGATGAAGGTATTCCAATTTCTGCCGACCGCGTTGCTTTCAACACGAAAGCCCCGAAGAAAACCCGTAAAAAGGTCGGAACCTGGTCGGGAACTCTCGGCAAAATTGCCGTTTCTCGCGAAAAAGACGAAATCGACATCAACAAGTACAATGACCTTCGGGCGAAAGCTGCGGCAAACCCGGAGGATAAAGCGACCGCGACGTATCTCGTTGATATTGTCTATGATGATGTAAAATTCTGCAACGATGGTATGGATTATCGTGTAGAAGTGGACTCAATGCGTATCGGTTCGTCTGGAAAGCAGGTATTAAGCTCCAAAATCGACGGCGATATGGCAGAACAGGACGAAATCAACTTCAACGTTCCGGAGGAAAACTTCATTGGTTCAACCGCCAAATGGGATGATATCGAGAACGCTGACGGTTTGGCTGACATCATGAAGGGCCAAAAGATTGTCGGAAAGAAGGGAGGCCGGAAACCACAGTACGCAATCATGGAGCAGGCCGCTTTTGATTATCTGTGTTCGCAGAAAAAGACTATCAAGCGTATTGCCGGAGTAGTCTTGAAAGCCGTAGGATTGGAAAGTATTGACGATGTAAGTATTGATAGTATCAACGCCTACATGCGCAAGAAGAAAGCCCCGCAAGTGCTTGTTGTCGACACTTATGTTACGATTGAGCACAAGGACGGAAGCCGCGAAACTATCAAGCCTTGGAATGAAAACGTTTGTACACTCTCCGCAGAACCTCGCTTGGGGTACACCTATTATAAGCCGGTTCCGATGCTGAAAGCGACCGACGCAATCCAGACACAGGGGTCATACTACAAAATGACCGTCTATTCTGACGTAAACCCAATGCTTGAGGTTACAATGGCAGAGGCGTATGTTCAACCTGCATTAACAGGCCGTAAATCACTTGTATTCATCAATACAATGAATACGACTTGGAATGACGGAAAATAGAAGCAAAAGCCATGAGCACTATATTTCAATCTTTGAAAAGTATATCGAACTATCCGGTTCCGGCGTCTGTGATTGACGACGCCGCCGATAGTTTCGGATTGAACCCGTCTGACGAATTGACAAAAGAAACCCGGAACGGAAAAAGTTTCCTACTCACGAAAGCGATGTTGTATGACTTTCTTTCCGAGGCTCCAAGCGTTTCTCAAGGCGGCGTTACCTTTTCTTTTTCAGAGTATGAAAAGAAATGCTTTAAGGCAAAAGCTGATAAAATCCGCAAAGGCTTAGGTTATGAGGATGCCGTTTCAAAAGGTAGCAACTACGGTTATCAGGGGGAGGATTTTTAGATGATAATCCAAAACGGAATATTGCAAATCGTTTCAAAAACAGGAGGCGGATATAAAGACGGAAAGCCCGTAGCGGCTGAAAGCTCTTTAGGCGAGCCTATCCCCTGCAATTTCAAGGTCAACAACTACGAAAAAAGGGGTATTTATGTCGATGGTAAATTTACACAGGCGGCATACATTATTTTAATCGAAATGCAAGAATTTGAACCGTGCACATTCCTATTGAAAGATATGAGAGGAAATTCCCTGGGAACATACACCGCATACCAGAAAGGCATCCTATTTCTCGACGCTGTTGATAACATACAAATAACTGTATGACATGCCGATAAAAAGACTTTCTCCCAGAAACCAAGCAAAGAAGTTTCTTGACGACCTATTACGCAGGAAGATACAAGCTTTGATTATAAGGCTTGATTTTGTAGGACTTGAATGTATCAGGGAGGCAAGAATAAACCGAAAATATACAGACCAAACCGGAAACCTTAGAAGTTCAACCGGGTATTGTGTCCTGTATAACGGCAAAGTTGTAAAGAGGAGTTCTTTTGAGGCGGTAAAGCCGACGGCGACAAAAGGGGCAAAAGAGGGGAACGATTTTATGAGCAAACTTATCTCGGAAAATCCAAAGGGTATCGTGCTCATTGTTGTGGCCGGGATGAACTATGCAAGATATGTTGAAAAGATGGGATTGAATGTGCTTGATAGTTCTGAAATGCTTGCAAAAAAATTAGTTCCAAGAATGCTTAAAGATTTAGGATTTAAAAGAAGATGAGTAAAAAAGGAACATCTCAAATCGAACAGGACGTTTTCAATGTACTTGATATATTCCTTGCCGGAAAAATCGCCGGGACGGTCTATATGCAAGATTGTAGACCTGTTGACGCTGAAACGGAGGATGCTGTTATTGCTATTCCCGCCGGAGATGCAGAGCAAATCCAAAACGGACGCGCTCGCATAAACATCTACGTCAAGGATATTGACAACAACTCCGGTTGCCTTATGCCGGCAAAAGAACGTTTGCAGGAGATTGAAGCCCTCGCGGATGCGATTGAGGAGGCCTTAAATGAATATCTCTTTGAGGAATACATCTTTGAGTTGTCAGAAGCCCCGGAAACGACAAAAGCGGAAAACATTCATCAGCATTTTGTTAGCATTTGCATTGATTTTAAACGTATAACATTCTAATAATTAAAGGATATGAAAAAAAGAATTATGTCCTGGTCAAAGTGCCAGATTGAAATCGGTACAACTGGCGACGGTGATACATTCGCAACCTCCGTCGAAAGTATTGGCACAATCAAGGACAAATCATCCTCCCTTGAAGCCACCGACGGCGATGTGCTTGAGGCAAAGGCCACCGGAGGGGAAACGGTAGCAAAAGAGCAGCTTGAAGGTGGCTACTCCCTTACAACAAGGGTTATCGAGCCGGACGACGAACTTTTGCAGCGCCTCGGTCTGGGTAATATTGATGCCGAGGAACTCAAAGTTCAAACCCACGTAGTGGAAGGTGATTGGTCAGTAAAGGTAACTCCGAAAAACATTGGCGCTAAAGGTATCAAAGCCCCGAAATGCTCAATTACCTACAAGCCCGGTTGGTCAGAAGAAGAAGGCGACTTCGCCGACTTGACTTTTGAAATTCTGAAAGGAGATGCAGGTTATTGGTATTCAAAATTCAGAAAGAAAGGTTCTTTGGTTGTTGATGTGGCCTCTTTGAGCTTCACCAATGCCGCAGATGCCGCCGGTAAGAAGGTTAACGTAACATCTTCCGGGGCTGTCACTGCACAATCATCCGAAGATTGGTGTACTGTAACAGTATCGGGAAAGGTTGTAACGGTAAAAGTAACAGCCAATACCGGAGCAGAACGAACTGCCAATGTGAAAATTACGGCTGACGGGAAAGAAAAAACCGTTACCGTTACCCAGGCGGCAACAGCGTAAACGGTTGACAAACGGAAAGACGTCCTTTGTGGTTGGTGGTCAAACTACATTCCTGTATAATTTATAATATCCTTCATTATGGACACAGTAGAAAAACAAGTTTCTGACACCATCCTTCAAGAGCCATATAATATTGACCTCGGAGGGAAAACATACACAATTGCCCGTCCTACATCAGGGACAATAATTGAGGTGTCCAAATATATCTCCAAGCTCCCTATTGCCCCGTTCATCAAAGGGAATGATGAAGTATTAACATATATCCTTGCGTACGCGAAAGACTGCGAAATGATAGGAGATATTGCCGCGACACTCATACTCGGACGCAAAAACCTTATTGAAACAAAAGAGGTCGTAAAAAAGAAGTGGTTTGGCCTGATTAAGAACGTAGAAATAGTGGAGATTGACAACCGGAAGCAGCTCTCAAAGGAACTACTTGACAATTGCAGCAATGAAGAATTGCTAAAGCTCATATCAGAGGCGCTCGGAATGCAGCACGTCGCTTTTTTTTTCAGCATTATAACTACCCTGAACGAGGCAAACATACTAAGGTCAACAAAGAAAGCGGAAACGAAAACGACAGCATCTGGGCTGTAATCCTCGGAATGTCGAAAAACCTCGGCGTTTCCATTGATTACATACTTGATGAAATGAGTTACGAAAATTTAATCATGTATGGCTACTCTACCCCATCCCCGGAAAGCGGTAAAAAGGATGATGATTGGGACGATAGCCTGGACGCAAACAATCCAGACAATTTTAACAGCGATAACGAAGAAGAGGAGGAATTTGTTGTATGAATACAGATAACGGGCAAGAGTCGTACGGCTTAGCTTTAGACATAGATAAATTCAGCAAAGACGTGGCGAAGGCTGAAAAGATGTTCCAGTCTGTCGGCGACAAGGCCGTTTCCGAAGGTCAAAGAATTGACAGCACATTTCGCTCGGTTGGAACTGCCGTAGGAGGCTATTTTGCTATTGACAAAATACTTGATTTTGGAAAAACCCTTGTCAATGTCCGGGGGGAAATCGAGAGTTTTCAAATTTCCTTTGATGTCCTCCTCGGAAATAAAGAAAAAGCCGCATCTTTCTTCAAGGAATTGAAACAATTCGCCGTCGAAACCCCGCTGATGCTAAACGACCTAAGCAAAGGAGCACAACTTTTGCTCGGCTTTGGAGTAGAGGCCGACAGGCTTATGCCTACACTCAAACAGATTGGCGATATTTCTATGGGAGATGCACAGCGCTTCAATTCCCTTGCTCTTGCATTTGCGCAGATGTCCGCTACCGGAAAGCTCATGGGTCAGGATTTGTTGCAAATGGTAAATGCTGGCTTTAACCCGCTTAAAACGATGTCAGAAACTACCGGTAAATCGGTAGCTCAACTCAAAGATGAAATGAGCAAAGGCGCTATTTCGTCTGAAATGGTTGCACAGGCTTTCGCGGACGCTACCGCCGAAGGAGGAAAATTCAACGGAATGTTGAAAAAGCAAAGCGAAGGTATCAAAGGTGGTGTTTCAAACCTCATGGGAGCTATTGACGACGCCTATAATGACTTTGCCACAAAGAACCAGGGATTAATCACCGATAGTATCGCCGCGACAACATCTCTCGTGAAGAATTATGAAAAGGTTGGCAAAATACTGTTGAGCCTCATAGGAACATACGGAGCCTACCGGGTTGCCCTTGCTCTGGCAATCGAGATGGAAAAAGGTTATACGGCATCGCAGGTGTTAAAAATAAAATACCTCTTAATGGCAGAGAAAGCCCAGAAGCTTTTGAATAAGACAATGCTTTCAAACCCCTATGTTGCTACCGCTCTCGCAATAGGAACGGTTGTAACTGCTCTTATTGCCTACGCCAACCGGACTACCGATGCCGAAAGAGCACAAAATGAGTACAATAAAAAGAAAGAAGAAGCAGCCAAAGCCGAGAGCGAACACAAGCAGGAAATTGAAAAGCTCATTACTACCGCCAGGGATGAATACGCTTCATCCCTCGACCGCGTCGACGCTCTAAACAAGCTGAAAGATGCCTATCCCGGCATAATCCAGAAGTATATTGACGAGGAAGGACACCTAAAGGATATTTTAGGTTTAAAGAAGGAAATCGCCGGAATTGAAGCCCAGAAGAAAGTCGATGATAACAAAAACGTTGTTGCCGACTATAAAGCCCAGATAAAGGCTATACAGGATGAAATTTCTTTTCGTCACCAAAATTACGGCTATGGCCAGTACAAAAACCCTCTTTTACAAAACAAGACAACTAACCAGCTTGAGAAGGAATTAAAAAGACTTCAAGCAGAGGTTGTACCATATGAAAAAGAGCAGCGCCAGAATGAGTTAAACCAGTGGCAAATCGACTTGAAAAAGCAGACGGACGACAAGATAAAGGCGGAGCTTGACGAAGCCAGACGGTTGTTGTCCGCAAGAAAGAATAACCCGCTTTATACCCTGAATATAAACGAGGGGACTTTGCGCGGTCAAATTTCCGGCGACGAACTGAGCCGGAGAGTTGAAGTTTTGCAATCGGAATATGATTTGCGAAACAAAAAGTCTGTTTCCTATGAGGAGGCCTACAAGAAAGCTAAGGATGATTGGGAAAAAGCTAAAAAAGAGCTTGCCGCCATAGAAAAAGACAAGGATAAATTCACGAAGGAGCAATTTGAGAGCGCCAAGAAAAATGCAGAAACCACCGAAAAGGCCTACAAGGATTTAGGCGGCGTTACCGGTTCCAGCCTTACCAAGCAGGAGAATGCTCAAAAGAAAGCCCAGGAAGCCGCAAACGAATTAAAGGTAGAACAGGCCGAACGCGAGAAGAAGATAAACGAATACAACCGTTCCCGCATTAATCAGGAGAAACAATCGGAGTTTGAGATACGTCAAGCCCGGATTGATGCCATGAAAGATGGATTTGATAAGGAAAAGGCTGAAATTGACCTTACATATGATAGATTAATCGAGGAAAATCGGAAACGCCAGGAGGATTGGGTAAAAGAGTTGCAGGATAAAGAGCGCGAGGAGTGGATTAATAAAAACCCGAACTACAAGAAGGAGGGAAAAGTTTTCACCCCTGTTTCCTCTGTTGAAAACCTGTCGGAAGAACAGAAAAATGCTTTGAAAGAGTACACCGATGTCGCCAACGAGTATCAAAGGACTGAAACTGATAAATTGTACAAGGAATTGCTTGACAAATACCGGAACTTTGAGCAAAGACGCGCAAAGATTAATGAGGACTTTGAAAAGGACAAGAAAGCGATAGAGGAGAACAAAGCGCTTTCCTCTTCCGATAAAAACGCTTTCCTCCTGGAACTTGAGAAAAAGCGCAAGGAGGCCTTAAAGGGTCTGAATAACGAGGAGTTGGCCGAAATGCAGAAATCATCAGACTTAATGATTAAGCTGTTTGAGGAAACATCAAACAAATCAACGGCTGAAATAAACAGAACTATGGCGATGGCCAAAGAGCTTGTGTCATATCTTTCCAACACCAACGCGGAGGATATAACACCAAAGTTTGGTTTTACCGCCGACCAGTTAAAAGCTCTCAAAGCATCTCCTAAAGACATCAAAGCGATACAAAAAGCCATTGAAGAACTGTTTTCTGCCAGCGTAAAACGCAATCCTTTTTCCGCCTTAATTAAAGGATTGAAAGAGTTGTTTTCGGAGGAAAAGAATGAGAAGGAAGAGAAAACCCCGACAGAGGTTAAGCTTGCTCATATCGGAGAGTCAGCAGCGGAAGCCGCCGACATTATCGGGGGTATGGCCGGAAAGCTTTCAGAGATGTTTGAAGCCGCCGGGAACGACGGCGCCGCCGACGCAATGGACACAGTAGAAGGCGTTATGTCAACTGTGTCCAACATAGGCAAAGGGTTTGCCGAGGGAGGCCTTGTCGGAGGGATTGCCGCCGCCGCTGGTGAAGCTATTGGATGGATTACGAAAGCTTTTCAGGCGAACGCTCGCCATAAGGCTGCTTTGAAAAAGATTATGACCGAAACCATAGCCCAGCAACGCGAGTATAACCTTGCACTCATGGAACAAAACCTTGAGTACGAAAAAGCAACTACCATATTCGGAACAGACGAATACGGGAAAGCGGCTAATGCTGTAACCGTACTTAAAGATGCCGTTTCAGACTTAAACGGAGAGCTGAAAGGAACCGGTAAATATTCTGGCGGCTACTTATCGTTTTTCAATGGAGCGTTTGGAAAAATAGACCTTTTATCAAAAGAGCAGAGAAAGTTTTATGACGCATACGCCGGTCTGGCGGATATTGAAATAAAAACAGGGCATAAGAAAACCGGTTTATTCGGTTGGGGAAAAGGGAAAGATATTTATTCATCAATTCTTGATGTTTACCCGGAGCTTATTGACGAGGCTGGAAATTTCAACAAAGAACTGGCCGAAACAATAATCAACACCCGAGAGATGTCAGACGAGGACAAAGCGGCATTTCAGAATATTATTGACTTGGCCGAGCAAGCGGAAAAAGCTTTGCAATCGGTAAAAGATTATTTGACTGAAATATTCGGTGAGTTCGGAAATACCATAACGGATGCCCTTGTTGATGCATTCAGAAACGGGACAGATGCCGCGGAAGCTTTCGCGGACAGTGTTTCCGGTATGCTTGAGAAACTTGCTAAGCAAATGATTTATTCTGTGACCCTTGCTCCTTACATAGAGAAAGCTCAAGACCAAATGCTTGAAACTATGAAGAACGAAGGCTTAACAGACGAGCAGAAATTCAACAACTATGCCAATATTCTCGACAGCTTAACAAGTGGCGTATTATCTGAACAGGAAGAATTTAACGCCCTCCTTGAAAAGTACAAGCAGATAGCTGAAAACAAGGGTATTGAGATTTTCAAACCGGACGAAGATGCAGGGCGGTCGGCAACGAGTAAGGCGACACTGCAGGCCTCCCAGGAGAGCGTCGATAGGGTTGATGGGCGATTAACCGTAATGCAGGGTCATACATTCTCTATGGCCGATAGCTTAAAAGTGCTCGTTTCCATAAGTACGCAGATACTTGAAAAGCTTACCGGAATTGAAAGTAATACAAGCAACCTTGAGGATATAAACGACAATATCGACAAGCTGAAAACAGCCGTCAACATTATACAACTCAAAGGCTTAATAATTAAAAAGAAATGACAACAGGACGTTTTTACATAGACGGAAAAGATGCATACGCAGCCTATGGTGTATTCGTTGCCAACAACGGCTACACCGGACTTATCTCGTATCCTCCATACAAAGAGCTTGACAAGAACGATTTTGAAGAGGAAAACGGGATTGATGTAGACCTCACCTCTCCGGCTTTTTCTGTCAGGGAGTTTGCCATAACTTTTTATAGTAAAGACTATTGGAAAACGGTTGATTTTATAGCGCTTATTTCAGACGGTTCATATCATGAGTACAATTTTGCAGAAGCCGGTTGCCGCCTTCGTTTAAGACTACTTTCCAGCCCGCAGAAAAAGATATTCAAGGTTATGGAAAATTTTTCAATGACTTTTGCGGACGACTTTCCCATGAAAGATTATTCATACCTTGCTCCTGAACCCGGAGGAATACCGAAGCAGACCAGCTATGAAATTGACGGGGTTCCACTCTCTGATTATGGCGTTTACCTCCTTGACGGTTCCGACGGTGAAATAATCAAGATGCCGGCTGTAAAGAAAAACCTATTAATTGACCTTCCCGGCCAATCGGGAGCCATTTACGACGGGGAGAATGTTGTTTTCCAGAAAAAAGATGTTGCCTTGAAATGTTGGATGCGTAGTAAAAATGTATCTACCATGTGGCAAAATCTAAACGCTCTGGTCTACGACCTTACGAAGCTAACCGAAAAAATGGATGAAGAAGGGTATAAATTTGACGATGCCAGAAGAACTTTCTATTCTGAAACCCTTGAGGAGGAATTTCCATGCTATTACAACGGGTTAAGTGCGACAAAATTCCAGCTACTCTCCGGCGGAAGAGCCTGGCTTGAATTTACTCTAACACTGACATTTACATCATTTGTACTTGATGGTGTTGAATACCTGCTATCCACAGAAGCGGGTGAACTGATTACGACAGAAGATGATTTTTTTATAGACCTGAAAGATTATGCCAATTAAAAAGAAAAAAGTCAGCGAATTAACCCCGGTTGATAATCTCTCCGGGTTATGGGCTTTGGGTGTAAAGCTCATTAATGGAGTTCAGACGAGCGTAAAAGTTAGCTTCACTCTTATTCAAACAGCCTACCAGGATGCAATCAAGGCAATTTCCGACGCTAAAGCAGCAACGGAAGCCGCGAAAACGGCAACCTCTGACATGCGAAAACTTGAAGCGACCGTCGAAGATAAAGAGGAAGAGCGAGAAAACTTTTATTCCCGTTCTCAAGCAATGGTTCAAGGTTGGAGCAACGATGAACAGGGACGAAAAGAGGCGGAAGCTGAACGAGTAAAAAACAATACAATCTGGCAGGAGAACGAAGCTGCTCGCGAGGAGAATAACCGGATATGGAAAGAGAGAGAGGACGCGCGTATTGTCGAAGAGCAATTGCGCAAAAATGCCGAGAATGAGCGAAAAGAAGAGGAGATTATCCGTCAGAGGCAAGAGAATGTACGAGAAGAGGAAACGACGAAAGCTATATTGAATGCCGAAGCTGCTACTGATCGCTTAAACGCCCTGTCTGATCACAGGGATAAGATAGTTGACGGCTATTGGTGGCGCTGGAATGAGGAAACAGGCGAGTGGTACAATACCGGTGAAATTGCGAAGGGGAATGTCATGTATGCAACATTCGAGGTTACACCCTCTACTGCGATATTAACAATGATTACCGATGAAGAATACACCGGAGCAAACTTTGAGCTTGACGAAAACGGAATATTAACAGTAGTAATACAATAAATTATGACACAAGTAAGAACAATACTCGGAAAGGTGGGTTTTTCCCCTCGCGGAGAATGGAACGGGGAAACAGCCTACGAAAGGCTTGATGTAGTTTCTTTCATAGGGAGTAGTTTTGTTTCTCTCTCTGATGATAACAAAGCGCAATTGGCGGACGCGACGAGGTGGATGCCTGTTGCTAAAAAAGGCGACAAAGGAGATGCGTTCACCTATGACGACTTCACGCCGGAACAACTCGCAAAACTCAAGGGAGAAAAAGGCGATGCGTTTATTTACGACGACTTCACCCCGGAACAGATAGAAGGCCTGAAACAGCCCGCAACGGATGCCGCGCAAGTTGCTCGCGACGCAGCGGCCGAGGCTTTGAATGTCCCAAAAATTCAAGATGGTTATTTCTGGATTTACGACGTCGATCAAAAGAAGTATATCAAAACGAACTCTCCTGCTACCGGTAAAAGCCCTAAAGCTATTGACGGTATCTGGTGGGAGTATAACGACGAAATAGGCGACTATGTTAGTACCAATATTTCGGCAAGCTCCGATTATGAGCTAACTAAGCCAAAGATTGAAACGGTGTTTACCGGAGATATTACGAGCCATAACCATGCGACACAATTAGCGGAAGCCCTTGCGAATTACGTTCAGGTGGTAGCTGGTAAACAATTATCTACGGAAGATTTCACGACGGCGCTCAAGAACAAATTGATTGGGTTAGAGAACTACAATGACGCGGCTGTAGTTGCCTCGATAGCCGCCGTAAATAGTCGCCTCGACACATTGATTGGAACCTCTGCGAGTGAGGCTATTGATACATTTCAGGAGATTGAAGCGTTTTTGCAGGGGATAACTGATACTAAAACGCTCACCGGATTATTATCTGATTTAAAAGCCGAAATTGTCGCCATTATTCCTACGAAACTATCACAGTTGACAAACGATGATAATACGGTCAAGGACGCTAACTATCAGCATACAGATAATAATTACACCAACGCAGATAAGACGAAACTGGCAAAGATAAACTTTGTTCCAACTCTCGACCATGAGCCGGGAGAGAATGATTTATCTTTTTCCGATAGCGACGGTGAGCATACGTTTCTTATCGGGAACCAGGCGCGTGTACTGGATGCCGAAAAGGGAGAATTTGTTTTCTGGCAATTGTATGACATTGCAGGAGGTAAAGCAATTTGGAAAAAGGCCGGTTCCGGAGGAGATATGCAGCTAACCGAAAAGTTGATTATTACTCTTAGCAGCAATCAGGCTCAACCGGACACAAAATTAAACGGCCTTGTTGTCCATGTTCGCTATGGCGACAATGATACGCCGTTAACCTGGAACGGAGCCGCTATGACGACTGAAATTCCAATGAATATGACGTACACAATTGAATACCCTGCTCTTGCCGGTTATTCTGTCCCGGAAGTTGAAGAATATATCGCATTGGCCGGAAACACGAGAAACATAGAAGCGTCATACAATACAACGATATTGACAATTAACGTATCAGGAAACCAGACAGACAAAAGCGACTTGGATAATTTGCAAATAACCTTATCTGGGTCATACAATAAAATCCTGACTTATGTCGGACAGCCTTTAGTGGTAAATGTTCCAACAGGCCAACAATTGGTTATAACCCCGGCACAAATAGAAGGATATGCTACCGTTGGAGCAGTAACCAAAACGCCGACAGCGTCGGTAGACACCGTTTCGTTTGCTTACAATACTACGATAATGAGTATTACGCTTACAAGTAACCAGGGAACGGATGCGACACTGAATGCTGGAACAAATGTTGTTGTAAAGTGCGGAACTATAAACAAAACGCTTATCTGGAAAGGCTCAACGTTAACGCAAAAAATTCCGACAGGTCAAGCGTACACAATAACGCCAGCCGCCTTGTCTGGATATAAAACGCCAACGGCTAAGACTGGAACGGCGACCGGAACAAGCATGAGCGAGTCCATGCAATACCAGACGGAGCTTGTTACCGTTACTGTAAATACGGATAATTCCGTTTCATGTTCTGGCCAAAAGGTCACAATAAACGGGACGGAATACACATATAGCAATCCGATAGCTGTAAAAATTCCGTTCGGAACGTCTTATTCTGTATCAGTCAACGGTAAGGCCGGTTTCACGTCACCCGACGCACAGTCATTTACCGCTAATCAGGCGTCACGCTCTGTAACCATGACATATCTCGAAATAAAGCGGGGTATCTTTATCCTTGACACCGACGGAAACCTGGTAAAGCGCGCTGACTGGAATACGGGAAATAATAGCAAGGCTGTCGGCGTGGCTGTACTATCGGATAATTGCAAATTCGTTATTTCAACCACTGAAAACTCATCCAACATTCAATGGGGAGGGTATGGAACAACAATCAGCAATATCGTAACAACGACGGACGCAGCTACCGCGAAAAAAGATTACTTAGGGAGCGGGAATACCGATAAGATTATTGCCCAGCTTGGCAGCGGGAATGCGCCGGCGGCCGACTATTGTCGCGGAGTAACATTTAAACACGGAAAGAAAGGCTATCTCGGCTCTCTCGGAGAATGGCAAGAAGCCTACAATAATAAGGCTGAAATAGACGCATGTATGTCGCTTATCGGCGGAACAGCTATCAATACAAGCTATTATCATTGGACATCTACCCAGTGCTCGTCCGGCGGCAGTTGGATATTGGGTTGGTCAGATGGTAGCGTGGGCTACGGCACTAAGAACGGCAGCGGTCGGGTTCGGACTTTTGCAGCTTTGACATAACCCCTTCAACTCTTTAACTCTTTAACTCTTTAACTCTTTGAGATATGTTAGCAAGTCAATTACCTGTTTACAGAGATACGTTTGAATTAGTCAGCCTTTTAGTTGACTACGTGGCAATATTTCCAAAAAGTCACAAATACACAATCGGACAGAAAATAACGAATGTTTCTCTTGAATTATTCGAGTATTTACAATTAGCAAACCGCGCGGCTGATAATAAGCCAGCGCGGGCGAAATATCTTGAAGGGTTTCTGATAAAATTTGAATTACTAAAGGTTCTATTACGGCTGTGCAATGAGAAGAGGATTATAACGGTGAAACAGACTGCACGATTGGCGGCCTACACAGAAAAAATAGGTCGCCAGGTTACAGGCTGGAAGAACAAATAATTTCTGTCAGAATTTGCGCGATTACGGTTGCGCAGAGCGAACAGTTCAAAATAGAAAAGGCTCGTGTGCTAACTCCTCCCCGGAAACGGAGAGAATAGCTAAGAATAAGACAATCACGAGATTTAACCCAGTACTCGTCCAACAACAGTTGGATATTGAATTGGTCAGATGGTAGCGTGAACAACAACAATAAGAACAACAACAATCGGGTTCGGACTTTTGCAGAATTTCTATTTAAGACAATAAAAGAGAAATTTCAATATGGAAGAATATATTTCACTGGAAGAGGTATTTGAAGCGTATTATGAATGCCGAAAAAACAAACGCGGAACATGCAATGCGCTTCTGTTTGAAAGCGACTATGAGAGCGAACTTGTTAAGCTTCATCATGACATAAATACTATGACCTACGAGATAGGGAAAAGTATCGCTTTCATTGTTACCCGTCCGGTTAAACGCGAGGTATTTGCTGCCGACTTTCGCGACCGGATTGTTCATCATCTTATTGTGCACCGTTTAGAACCTTTATTTGAAAGCGTTTTTATTGAAGATAACTACAATTGCCGGAAAGGAAAAGGAGTAATGTTTGGCGTAAAGCGTCTGCATCAGCAGATTAAGGAATGTAGTGAAAATTTCACCCGCGAATGCTACATTATGAAAAACGACTTACAGGGCTTTTTTATGAGCATACACAAGCCTACTCTATGGATTATGCTTGAAAAATTTATCTGGGAAAACTATACCGGAGAAGATATGAACATTTTGCTGTATCTGGTAAAAAAGATTGTTTTACATAATCCCGAATTAAATTGTATTCGCCGCTCTCCTATTCAGATGTGGAACGGCCTTGCTGCAAACAAATCACTGTTTACAACCGGGAAAGATTACGGGCTACCTATCGGAAATCTGACATCACAAATGTTTGCAAATTTCTATCTGCACGGATTTGATACAGTGATGAAAGAACGGTTCCGCTGGTACGGGAGATATGTTGATGATTTTTACACCATATCGAGAGATAAACAAGCCCTATTGGATATTATACCAATAATACGCGAAGAGCTAAAAACCGAACTTGGCGTTACTCTTCACCCTAAAAAGCTTTACCTGCAACGATATGAAAAAGGGTGTAAGTTTATCGGAAGCGTCGTAAAAGGAAATATTCTGTATGCGGGTAGTCAAACTGTTAGCAATATGATTAACAATATACGCAAGTTTAATCGCATAGCAGAACTCGCCCCGTCCTATGTTGAAGAAAACGCAGAGCATTTCGTTTGCTCTATGAATAGCTATTTCGGCTTTCTAATACACTATAAATCATACGCGATACGCAGGAAATTAGCAAAACTAATCTCCCCGGCCTGGTATAAAGTATGCTATATATCGGGACATCACGAGAAGGTGGTATGTAAAAAGGAATTTAAGCAATCCCATATTTTAAAGACAAAAAGTATTAACAAACAAATATTTAACGATTATGATACGGACAAACGGATTAAAGATGAATTACAGACCTCTTGAGGTAGTTAGCGAAGTTGATAATATCTACATCATTAGATGGGATTATGCAGAGGTAAAAGAAACAGACCCAAAAACAAAACTATCGGTAGATAGCGACCTTGCTGTGTGGGCGGAAGAAATTTTGTACCATAAGCCTACCGAGGCCGAATTGAGAAAGCTCTTCACTAAGTATTACAATGACATAACAGATAATAAAATTCTGTCAGGGTTCGTATGGAACGAAATGCCGGTATGGCTGTCGGAAGAAAACCAACGAAATTACAAAGCGGCTTATGATATTGCCGTTCAGAAAAACGGAGCAACTCTCCCTGTTGAGTTTAAGTTCGGAACGGAAGATACACCCATGTATCAGATATTTCATACCGTAGAGGAACTGGAAAAGTTCTATCTCCCGGCAGTAAGCTATGTTCAACAATGCTTGGCCGAAGGTTGGAGAATGAAGGATGCTATTGATTATTCGTTGTATAAGGTATAAAATCCGACAATATGAAACTATATTATGGAGATAAAGAGATTGATTTACCGGTAGATAGCGAAAGTTATTCCTACGAGGGCGTAATGGTTTTGCGAGAACTGACCTTGCAATTTTCTTCCTGCGAATTTATTGAAATTCCCGTAGGAGCTCACTGTGAATTTAACGGCGTCCGTTATTTTCTTGAGAAGCCGGAAAACTTTACGAAGGAGGGTAAGCGAAATTTCAGGTACACCCTCCTATTGAGTAGCGACGACTCAAAAACGACGCTCTGGAAAGTACGTAACCCTATTGATAAGCGTATAAAATTCCCATATACAACTACACCGCGCGAACACGTTAAATTAATCGTTGATTGCCTGAATATGCACGATGCCGGTTGGGAAGTTGGGGAATGCCTTGAGGGAGAAACCAAAACGGTAAATTACAACCATACATACATACTCGACGGGCTTAACAGCCTTGCAGACTTGTATAAAACTGAATGGGAAATTGACGGGAAAAGGGTGAGCCTTAGAAAGGTTGAATACAACAAAGAAAATCCTCTCCCTCTCTCATATAAAGGAAGTAGTGGAAGTTTCAAGAAGGGAGTCGGAAGAGAAAGCGGAGAAATACCCCCAGAAGTTATCCTAATTGAAGGAACTACGAAGAACATTGACTTTAGTAAATATGGAAGTGAAACCCTGCTTTTGCCGAAAGGAAAAACTCTTGAATATAACGGACGCCTATATAAAACAGACGAGGCCGGGACGTGTGTTATGCGAGCGGATACACAACAAACTACATGGAAAGAGGATAGCCTTGATTGTAGCGAGATAATCCCGGCTCGATATGGAACGGTAAGCGAAGTTATCACCGTCGACGCGGAAAAGAATTTTTATGATTTCAAAGATGCCTCCATTCCTGAAAATCTCGACTATTCCAAATATCGAATTTCCGGCGAAACAGCGACTATAATATTTCAAACCGGAATGCTTGCCGGTCAAGGAGAGTTTGAGATTGAACAGGACGAGAATAGTTTGAACGGGTATGTTCATGGGGAGCGCCGTTTTAAATTGGTTCCCCAGGAAGTGAACGGAATAACTATGCCTAACGAAGTTTACAAGCCTTCTGTGAGGGATAAGTATGCAGTATTCAATATAATGCTTCCGAATGAATATATCTGCGACGACGACAGCCAGACCGGGGCAAGCTGGGATATGTTCAGAGAAGCTGCAAAGTATCTTTTTGAGCATGAGGATAAGGAGTTTACATTTAATGGAACTCTCAACGGAATATGGGCCAAAAAAAGATGGCTCGCTATCGCTGGGAAAATAAAGGTAGGAGGATATACGTTATTTTCTGACGAGCAGTTTCACCCAGAAGGTTCGTTGATTAGAATTACCGGAATAAAACGATACGTGAACAATCCTTTCAAGCCAGACCTTGAACTATCCAATTGCTCTGTTACTACGTCGATAAGTAGTGACCTCGAAAAGATTACAACAAATGAGGTAACGACAGACGGACTATTTAATAGCTCGCTACGATTTACGAAACGACGTTTCCGGGATGCAAAAGAAACCCTTGAATTGCTTGCCGGAGCATTGCTGAATTTTTCAGGGTCAATAAATCCTATTACGGTTCATACTATGGCCATGCTCCTGGGTGACGAAAGTTTACAATTTCGATTTGTAAACAATAAAACAAACCCGCAGCAAGTTAGCCATACGATAACCTATGATAATGCTTCTAAAAAATTAACCGTTCCCGCTGGAATAATCCAGCACATGACCCTTGGCATAAAAAATATATCATCGGCTCATAAGGTATCTGAATACATGTTCTGGGATATGGAAGGCTACGAGATAATACCACCTGATGCGGATGCTTACTACTTATATGCAAAGGTTAGCAAAACAACGGGGAAAGGCTCTTTCTTTTTGAGTAAAACGGCCTATAAGCTTGAGGAAGTTTCCGGGTATTATCATTTACTTACCGGTGTCCTTAATAGCGAATACGAAGGAGAACGAAGCTTTGTTGAACTGTACGGATTTACAGAAGTTTTGCCGGGACGCATAACGACCGACCGCGTCGTAAGTTCAGACGGATTGAATTTCTTAGACTTTGTAAATAACGCATTTAGAGTTGGAAATACAACGACTTACCTTGATTTCAATACAAGGTCTGACGGGAAATTTCGCCTGAAAGGTATCTTGATACAAAGCGAAAGCGGAGAAGAATCGTTCTTGGGCTGTTTCAGGGGTGTATATAATTCTACATACACCTACTATAACGGCGACGAGGTTACTTACACATACAACGGCGGAACATCTACGTATCGCTACATATACAGCAGTCCAGGAAAGGGTTATGCGCCAACCAATACAAGCAGATGGCAACTTATCTCCTCTCAGGGTTCTAACGGGATAGATGGCGACGACGGGGTAGACGGAGCGTATTTTGAATACCGATATGCCGTAAACGGTTCAAGAACATCTCCTCCGAGTCTTTCTAAAACATCAACTTACCCGTCTGGCTGGGTCACAGAAATGCCCTCCGTCGGATCGCTGCAATATCTGTGGTGTACGGTTGCGAAAAAGAGTGCGGCTGGCTCCCTGCTTACCTATTGGAGCACACCTACAAGGATAACCGGATATGATGGCATTGACGGAAAAGACGGCGCCCCTGGCCCCGCTCTGGCCTTTCAAGGAGTTTACAACGTCAATAAAACATACTACGGAACCAGCAAACGAGTTGATGCAGTAAAGTATAATGGAATATACTACGTTGCCCGCGTGGATGCTGGAAACGGTTTTCGTGGTCATGCCCCTACTGATACAAATTATTGGAATGAGTTCGGAAATCAGTTTGAAAGCGTTGCAACCAACTTATTGTTGGCCGAGGAAGCCGCTATCGGCTCATGGTGGCATTCTGGCGGGAAGATTGTTTCTACCTTGTCGGATGGAAATAAAATCATACTCGATGCGGTAGCAGCCCAAATCATTATTGAGTCGGCACGTTCTGGGGGACAAAGCAGCCTTGACACAAGCTTAGGTTCAAAAATTACACTCGATGCAGCAAACGGTATCATAGAGGCAAGAGGTAAAAACAACACAAGCAGGGTGGCATATATGTCCCCTTCCGGTATTTTTTGTAATTCAGCAAATACGCAGGCTGTTTCGTCAATATATGGCTCTGACGTCCGGGCTGCCATAGTTGGGTTAGGATATGGAAACGTTTCTCGCGACGACGTTTATCAACTTGGAAACTTTCTTGCAGGTGTTTACGGCGTTGCATCAAATAGCGGGAACGCTCCCGCTTACGGAGGGTATTTCCGCGATTTAATGGCCGCTGGGCTTATACTTAACAGAAAAGTAATTGAGAGCGGAGGGGTATATCTGAATAGCTACGATACATTTGTTGTTGGATATTCCCAAAACGAATGCAGCGTATATCTTCCAAATGACGGAGTAATAGGACGCATCATTTTTCTTAAACAGAGGAATGTTGGCTCAATGAAATGCTATGCCAGAGGAGGACAAAAAATATACGACGATAGCACTGTCAACTCTTACTTTCGTGTTCCTTGCGGAAGTCTTGTAATTGCAATATTTGACCGCTGTTATATAAACAACGTCTTGACGGAGGCCTGGCTGGTAAATTCAATCAACACTTTAATAAACGACTAAAAAATGGTAGAATACGGCAGAATTGACGAAAACGGCATCATGACATCAAAAATGCTTGAACCGTATAACGAAAGCTTTAGGGATAATGACGGAGAATTGAAAGAGAGGGTTGTTTCCGTGGAGGAGCAAGCTGATATTTTAAAGGCCTCCGGATGGAAACCTGTCGACCTTATCGACGAAAGCAAAATGATAGCGGAAGAAGGTTATATCATAGAAATATCACCTTATGATGCGGGAGAGAAAATATCATACAGGTACGTGAAAACTTTTGACAAAAAAGAGGTTGAAAATAAAATAAGAGAGCTGAAAAAACGGCTTTCGGCAGGAGATTACAAAATAATCAAATGTTATGAGGCCTCATTATTAAAAGAAATTCTCCCGTATGATATTGAAAATCTGCATAAAAACCGGGATGAATTGAGGAAAAATATAAATGAACTTGAAAAGTTGTTAGAGGACAGCCTTTAACTTGCTCTAAAAGTGCTTATATTGTAAGCGCTTTTATATATTTGTATATTATTTACTAATCAATAAATTACAACAAAATGAAAAAGATTGTTTTTGTTATCTGTTTACTTTTGATGTCTGTCGCAGCAACGTACGCGCAGACTGTTGAGCCTGAACCTCAAGGTTCAGAGTTTATTGTTGACTTAGGGACGTTCGCCGGAATTGTCGCCGTCGTATCATTCCTTGTTACCCAAATTTCCAAACTAATCTCCTATGTCAACGAGCACAGGTGGGCTAAAATCGCTATTTCGCTATTTGTTGGAGCCGGTATTTGTTCTGCGTGCTGGGCTACCGGGTTGGCGCCTTTCTTATCAGGCCTAACAATATGGCAAGTTCTGATATATGGTGTTGGAGCCGGGCTATCTGGATGCGGGTTGTATGATATAGTCAAACCCATACTTGATGCTATATTTGGCAACAGGGTTATTTATATGGATTAATAATGATTTAGTGGGCGGTGTGACAGACCGCCCATATTGTATTGTGCCGGTTATGAGAGATTTAAAAATGACAATATTAATAGCCCTTCCGGTTGCTCCCTTCCTTGAAATATTCGAGAAGTATGTTTTTGGTGATTGGGAATTTGTGAAATTCCTTATTGTTTTGATGATTATTGACACTGCTCTTGGTTTTGTAAAACATTGGATTGCTCATGATGTTAGCAGTAAGGCCTGGGGAGTGATTGGGAAAAAGCTCATTGTATATAGTTCAGTCATGGCATTAAGCCATGTTCTGGCAAGCTTTGTCATAGCCGGGAGTGTTGTTGATAGTTTTGTTTGGTTCCGATACTTCGCATGTTCCGCACTCATGGTACGGGAAGGAATAAGCATTATTGAAAATTGCGAGGAAATAACACCAGGCTTCATGCCTGTATGGATAATAAAAAGGCTTAAAGGATTTAATAATCAAACAGGGGAGAAAGAAAATGAAAAACATTGATGCAATAATAATTCATTGCTCCGCCACCAAAGAGGGACAAGATATAAAAGCGGCTGACATTGACCGCATGCACAAGGCACAGGGTTGGAAACAGATTGGGTACAACTTTGTTGTCGACCTGGACGGAACCGTTGAAAACGGAAGGCCTCTAACCATAAATGGAGCGCATTGTAATTCAAAAGACGGACAGGGAGGAACATATAATTCTCATTCAATAGGTATTTGTTATATCGGCGGGCTGAATGCTTCCGGGAAACCTGCGGACACGCGCACGCCGAAACAAAAGGCTTCTCTGGTAGAACTGATAAACAGACTATGCAGAGAATACAACATAATAGAGCTTCTTGGACATCGCGACACGTCGCCGGATTTGAACGACGACGGGACTATTGAACCATTTGAGTTTATCAAGGCTTGCCCTTGCTTCGACGTCCGAGAGGAGTACAACTCATTCCTCAAACCAATAATCATACGACCATGAAAGCGCCATTTCTTGCGATATTATCAATCCTGCTGTTCTTTTCTTGCGGAAGTAAGAAAATGAAGCTAAAAGAGCAAAGAGATATTCAGGAGAAGAATATAACGAGCTTTATTGAAACTTCATTCACCGGATTTACTATGACAGATAGTATTTTGGAGAAATTGAAAAGAGAAAAGGTTTATAAAATAACAATTCTTTCTCCCCCCGACAGCGCCGGGAAACAGCATCCTGTATCAATAGAAGAAGGGAAGGTAGTAGAGGAATATGAGTTAAATAATCTCATAAAAAAAGACTCAACAGTCTTGAATAATAAAAAGGAAGATGATACGACCTCTTTTGTTGACAAAACCAAAGTAGAAACAAAAGAAAGCGTTGATAAGCGTATCATACCTCCTTACGCTTGGTGGTTGATAGCCGGAGGGGTGTTGGCGGCTTTATTGGCCTGGCTTGCATGGAAAAAGAAATAGTTTTTGTTGTAGCTTTTCATTGTTTGTATGTTTTTAATGTTACTATTGCTGACCGGTTCGTGAGAATAGGGAAAGTAAAAAAATATTGCTATATTTGCAATGTTGTTGTGGATTATGCGCTAAGCGCAGTCCGCTTGAAAGCTCGGATGCTTAGGTGTTCGGGCTTTCTCTTTTAAGTGGTAATTTTTGCGTCTATGCGACTTTCTTTTTCTACTGATAAGTAACCAAGCAGGCTCAAGAAAATGCAATAGACGCAAAATTCAAGAAAAATAACTCTACTTTTTCTGGGTATTCAAATTATCAAGAATTTTTCTGGTTGCTTCATCCGCGTGCCTTCTCATTATTCGGATATAATTATAAATAGGTCTGTCGGTTTTCATACTCTGACCAATGCAATACTCTAATACGGGCAAGGATATTCCGAGTTCAAAGCCATGTTGAACAAAACTCTTTCGGGCAGAATAATAAACAACCCTCCTTTCTATTCCCAGGCTTTTTGCAAGCAAGCCTATATTCCTTGTCATATATATGGAGAAGCAATGGTAGTTGAATTTATACCCAAAATCAAGTTTACCGGTATCCTTATCCATCCAGCGGTTTATTATTGTTTTTGCCTCCGGCTGTATGGTCATGCTTATACGTTTTTCCCCCTGCTTCATATTTCTTGACTTTGTACGAATATACTCAATGTACTTTTTTCCTCTAAAGTCAATCTTTAAAAGGTCAACAAGGTTTATTCCGCCTAAATAATACGAAAGACAAAACACATCACGCGCAACAATGTATTTTCTTAATTTGGGTTTGCTATCCCTTATTTTAAGAAATTCTTCAACTGAAATATCAAGTTCACGTTCAGGAGCCCTTGATATTTTGTAAAAGGCAAAAGGCTCTATATCATATTTTACATACTGATTTCTCTTAGAATAATTGATAATCACTTTTGTTCTTGACATAAACATTCCTATTGTTGTTTCGCTCAACCTCCTTGCTCGTAGATAGCGGTCGTAGTTATCTATTATTTGAGGAGTGAAATCAGCCATAAGAAAATCGCCTTTTGAGAAGGTGGTAAAATACTTGCAATTGGCCTCCATTAGTTTTGCGTAGGAAAATCTTTCATCTTTTACAAGCTCTGAAATATATTCCTTTGAAACCTCTTGAAATGTTTTCCCTGAATAGTCGCGATTGTTAATCAGAATATCTCTTATTTGCCTACAATCATAATTGTTGATATTTTTTATTCCGTCAAGAGTTTCCTGATACTTGTTCAGTATATTTCGGAGTTTTACGTTTATTGCAGGCGCGTCCGGCCGGCCTGTTACCTGACCATTTTTAAATTGAGATAAACTATCAATGATAAGGTTCGTAACAATATAACATGTTTCACCTTTTTGAGAAACGGCTACACGAATTTTGTGCTTGCCATCCTTTAAAGCCTTTGGCTTAAAAATTGTAGCTCTGATTGTTGCCATAGATTAAAAATTTTAAAGGATAAGTTTTGGAACATTGTTTAAGTCCAAAACTGGACATTCTTTCCTTTTTTTTAATCTACAATGAGATAGAAGAAGTAAAAAACAAAAGAGCTAAAAGCCTTAAATATAAGAAGTTTAGCTCTTTTTGTCTTGTGAGCCGAAAGGGGGACTCGAACCCCCGACCTACGCATTACGAATGCGTTGCTCTACCAGCTGAGCTATTTCGGCAACATTTACTTCCTGAATGCGGGCGCAAATATAATATGTTTATTTGACAT